CTTCATTGATATGATGTTGTATCCATTCACGTATTGCATGACCCTCATTTTTAAACACACTTACAATACATATCATACTATTATGATATATTTTTTTTTGATTAGAATGAATCATCTCATATACCAATGATAGGATATATAATCGTAATTATTAGTATTTAATGTATTTGTATTTATCCAATTTAATTTTCTAATTTTTATTTTATCTACATGATAAATTAACATGTAATTAAAATAAATTTCATATTCAGATGCACCTGAACCATGAATATCTGTAACTAGTTTTAAAAACACATTGTAAAATGTATCATTATGATTGTTTTCTATTTTTCTTATCAATTCTTTAATATATTGTGTTTCAAAAATCATATGATGACATATACCTGATTTGGATGAATCTACTTTAATCAACGACCCATCTAATTTAGACATGTGATTAAAATAAGGGAGATGATATTCGGTACCAAAATTATACAAACATGTATTATTTTCGATGAACGTAGTAGGTTTTAAAAAAAATGTATCTGAATCAATTACCAAGTATTTATCTAAAATATCTGGAATTGTAATTCCTGCATATAATTTTAACAATTGCTGTAAATACCATCCATTCCTTGATAGTTTACCGTGATATTTACTAACTGTTTCTAAAGTAAAAGGAAAAATATTTTCATTAATGGTTGTACAACCATTAATACTTATTGTATGATCGTAACAAATTAAAAATATATTTCTATATCCAATAATATTTTTTTTAGTATATTCTATTTGTTTGTCTATAATATATTTATCATTCGGTCCAACAGGTATCACGATATCAAACATATAAGTAAACAATAATATATGTTTGAATATTTATACTAATGATATTAATTTGATTCGTTTAAAAGTTAAAGATTATTCATGAATCTACTACATGATATCTGTTTTTTTACAAGCAGGGCTTGGAAATCAGTTTTTTCAATTATTTACAGCAATTGCCTACGCCATTGAACACAACGAAAAAATGGTAATTCCCACATTAAAATGGGATGAAAAATGCAGACCTCCCTATTGGGAAAGTGTATTCAAACGACTTGCTGGAGCGTTAGATCCTTCTATGAAACCAGGAGACTTGCCTCGTTTAATGGAAAAGCGGTTTGAGTATGATCCTCTCCCTAAAAAAACAAATGTCATTTTGTTTGGATATTTTCAATCGCACAAATATTTTGAAAAACATTACGAAGCCATTTATAAAAAATTAAATTTAAAAATGGAACAAGAAATGATTAAAACTAAATATTTAACCATTAAAGAAACGATATCCTTGCATTTTAGAATTGGCGATTACTCCAATTTACAATTTCATTATCAATTGTTGAACGATGCTTATTATATCAATGCTATCAAAGAAATTATAAAACGAACAAAAAAAGATGATTGGAACATTATTTATTTTTGCGAAGAAAAGGATAATCTTCCAGTGAAACAACGTTTACGCAAAATAAAACAACAATTTCCTACACTTTCTTTTTTCAAAGCATCCGATGAAATGAAAGATTGGGAACAATTGCTCTTGATGAGTTGTTCAGACCATAACATCATAGCCAACAGTACATTTAGTTGGTGGGGAGCTTATTTGAATCGAAATCCAGATAAATGCATTTGTTATCCGTCGGAATGGTTTGGACCTTTAAATACAGAGAAAACAGTGAATGATTTATTCCCATCTACATGGATTAAAATCTAATAGTATATACACATGGTAAATCAAGATATAGTAGCAGCTGTATTTGGAGTAGTAGGTATACTATCATTGGTATTTATTGCAAAAAAAGTAAAAGATGAAATAACTTATAGGGATAATGATCGTAATAGTTCGGTGCAAAATGTAGCCGAATTCAGGGAAAGTATACCAACAGCTACATATGATAGTGGAAATATGTCAGATCTGCCAACTGCAAATGAAATACCTTTTTCTGTTGCATCTAGAGGTGGTAAACTACGAAAAACTAAAAAACGTAGAAAATCAAAAAAACGTACTTAAAATTTACTTTGTAATTACTTTATGTTGAAAGTAATTACATCTCCATGTGCATCGCACCGATATGCAGCGTTGTTTCAAAAGAAAATTTTCTATTTTGGACATCCCGAAATATCTACATTTGTGGATGGAGCCACACCTCATATACGGTATAAATATATTGAATTATGTCTAGAACATGAAGAAAAATCCAAACAGATCCAACAATTAATTCCGTCTACGCCTATGTTTGAATATTACATATTATGGGGTCATTCGCGCAATATAGAAGTAAATACAACTCATCTAAATGCATTATTATGTAAAAGGTATAAAAATATTGATTATTTTTATTAATTTGAACATAAAATGTAATAGGTATACAATGATAGAAGAATCTGAATTACCGATTGCAACTGAAATAGATGATAGACAACTACTAGTTGTTATAGCAGAACCGGTGTCACATGAACTTAGACTTCGTCGTGACATATATAGGGCAAATGCAAGAGATCTCGCTATTATGTTAACGATTACAATTGTTATTGTAATCTTTTATATTTTATATATTTTTGCCCATGAGATTTTTTTGTAATTTTTAAAAGTATTATATAGAAATATTTATAATTGTAGAAACGAATCCTGAATGCAATATTACCTATTCTTGCTGTATGTTTAGTATCTTATATGTTGGAATTCAAAACCTAATTGATAGTGAAATTTTCGTACAAGAGTTCAAGTTCCAACGTAAAACTAAAATCCATATTGTTTAAATCTACTACGGTTCCAAATTTATCGAGTATTTTGATATGAAACTTTTTTAAACTAACAGGTCCATTATATAATCGTACTTTACATAATGGGTTAGTATCATGAATAATTAATGCTAGTTTTTCATCATTGATTGGAACTTTGGCTAATATAGATTTATCTAAAAAATTGTTGTCAAGTCCTACAATGTTGGTAATGTTGGTGTTGTATTGATAATCTTCTACACTCAAATAAATATATCGGTCACCAATGGCATCCAACAACCCTTCTGATGTTAAACAGTACTGGTTATCATAGCAATCATTGCGAAACCCTAAAATCCACCCACAACCTTGGATAGAATTATCAAAGTAAATCGAAAATAATTGCGAACACTCAAATATGCTGTGAAATTGAAGATCAATACAATAATGTATTTGACATAAAACGGGAATGGATTGAAAATAAGTGTTGATGTATTCTTCTAACGAAATATTGTTATAATTACCGTCAGGAATACGAATATGAAACACTTGTTGATCAATATGAATAGCAAACGTATTATTTTTTTGTTTCGATGAAAATAAGTAACGTGTATTGGGTATTTCGATGGATGCCAACCGCATAGAAACCACATGTTTAATTTCTGAAGGAAGTATGTATTGATAATCGGATGAAGAGGATAGTTCAGGTTGATGTCGAAAACAACTGTGTAAATGTAAATTTTGAGGTTGTACAATACGTTTGATCGTATTCAATTTACCAGGTGCAACTGGGTTGTTTACAATGTTTACAATTGGTGCAGGTTCTAAAGGTTTTAATTTTTCAATTAATTTGAACGTATCGTACGTTTCAAAAGAATGAACATCTTTAATTTTTTGCAAGTAATCATTCAAACAAACATCATTGGGTAATAATTGATTTTGTTCAATTAACTGTAAAATACATTCAAGTGCTTTTCCTGATTTGTAATAAAAAAGATAAATATCTTCTGGATATTGACGTTTTACTGTATCACATTTAGAACGTATAGATTTAATCTGATTGGTAGAATGTCCTTTTAGTTTAAATAAATTAGCTAAATCATCATATTTGTAATTATCTAGATTTAAATCAAACGACATGACCTAACTAGATAATTAAAAATAAGTAACTAAACGGAATAAAATAGGTTTCAATGAAATGGACCACCATGGCATGGAGGTGGACAAGGTGGTGGACACGGTGGAGGTCCACAATGGCAAGGAGGTGGACAAGGTGGAGGTCCACAATGACAAGGAGGTGGACACGGTGGTGGACACGGTGGAGGTCCACAATGGCAAGGAGGTGGACACGGCGGAGGTCCACAATGGCAAGGAGGTGGACAAGGTGGAGGTCCACAATGGCAAGGTGGTGGACACGGCGGAGGTCCACAATGGCAAGGTGGTGGACACGGTGGTGGACACGGTGGAGGTCCACAATGGCAAGGAGGTGGACACGGTGGTGGGCAAGGAGGTGGACACGGTGGTGGTTTAGGTGGACAAGGATCATGGCAAGAGGTATTGTACCATGCAGGTGGTTTGCATGGAGGTAAATCGTTTTTATAGTGATGTTTTAAAATATAATATTCATTGTACGACATTGGACCTTGTCTACACAAAGGTTTTTTTTTACATGCCGTACCATATTTATTTTTCATATTTTATTACTATATTTAATTTTACGTCTTTCACCATATATTAAAGGGTTATTCTTTACTACTTTATGATTATCATAGAACAATCTTTGCCTACGTGTAAAGATTATACCACGAACGACCCTATTCATCTATTTCTCCAATTTTATATTGATAAAGATGCCATTCACACACGTGAAATATGTTATGCACTCAAAAAAAATGTAAAAAATCCTCATATTGAAACAATTATATTACTAAATGAACGCATTTATACAGATGAAGAATTGGGTATCACTAGTTCTAAAATAAAACAAATTGTAATTGATAAACGTATCACTTATGCTGATTTTTTAAATTACAAGATAGATGGATACAAAATATTAATCAATGCAGATATTTTTGTAGATGATACTATACAAAACGTTCGTACGTCCGATATACATTTACATAAAAAAATGTACGCGTTACTTCGTTATGAATATAATAATGGTGAACCTAAACTATTTTGCCGACCTACTAAAACAACCGGTAGAGAAGATAGTCAAGATACATGGATTATTCATTCAACTCATTCGTTTAGTAAAAAAGAAGTAGACGTTTTCAAAATTCAATTAGGTACACCTGGATGCGACAACAAAATAACTTATTTATTCAAAATATTAGGGTATGATATTTACAATGATCCTGCCTATATTAAAACCTATCATTGTCATGCCAATAACAAACAACGAAAATATACGGGATCTATAGTCAACCCATTTTGTCATATTTTTCCAGCAAATATGGAATATAGTGCAAAAAATGAACAAATTAACGATTTATCTATAGTAACTTATTCTTTTTCAAAATCAAATACTGATTTATACGAGATGTTACAATCTAACCAACCTATATTAATACCACGTGTAGCCGGAATTGAAAATAATTTTGTGATATGTGATGATTATATTGTGTTACAACAATTGTTACCAACCATGAAAAAACATGCAGGAATTCAGTGTAATTCAATACATTCCATTGAACAATACAAAAAATGGTATTTATCCGCATTTGAAAAATGCTCCGTGTACACTTCGTGGGAACCATGGGGTAATGTATACAAGTATATTGCAAAAACCCAAAATGAAATTCAACGGCTCTATCCAAAACCAACGTTATGGGCATTTGTCTATGATATTTTTCATTATATCCATAAGCCTTGGACCCATGCTTTAGCTAATAAACGCATACTCATTATATCGGCGTTTGCAGATAGTATTTCAAAACAACCCAACGCTTATACTGTAGATTTATTCCCCAATTGTACGTTTGTTTATTTGAAACCACCCCAAACCAATGGATCAAATGCAAGTTTAGATTGGCACATTGAATTCGTACAATTTTGCAACAAAGTAAAAAGATTAGAAAACGAATTTGATGTAGCGTTGTGTTCATGCGGTGGATACGGTAACCCCATTTGTTCCTATATTTATTCCATGAACAAAACAGCCATTTATGTAGGAGGAGTTTTACAAATGTATTTTGGGGTTTATGGAAATCGATGGTTGACGGAACGTAAAGATTGTATGAAATTATACATGACATCGGATTGGAAACGTCCTTCGGAACACGAAAAACCGTTGAATTATTCGAGTATTGAATCAGGATGTTATTGGTAAAATAATATAATCCATATATATGTATACAAATCCAACAGCAAGCAACTTAAATTTTAATTTGTATCGCGGAGGTAGATTAAGAAAAACAAGAAAATATAAAATTCAAAAAAAGAAAAGACATTCGAGACATTATGGAGGGGACAGTTTTTTCAGACCTAAAACACCAGAAAATGTTGCTAATGCAAGTAAGAAATGTAATACAGAATGCGAAACAAATGCAAAAAAATTATGTGATGTTACATGTAAAGCAGCTACTATAGCGGCGTTAGATGTAAAAAATATCGGAATTTCAAAAGATTTTATAGATGATTTAGCAAGTCGTATCCGAAAAGCAGAAGAAAAAAATATACTATTAACCAAAGAAAACGAAACATTAAAACAAAAATATGATATGCTTTATGCTGTTTCCGCTAAACATTAACAGCATTTGCAGCAGAATAAGTATTATCTTCTGTATATTTGAAATTTAAATGTTTAGGTGTAACGGATTGAACCAAGGGGACAATATTTTTTACGATGGTTTCTTCTAAGGTTACTTGAAATTGGTTGGTCGGTGTAAACGGAGCTTGCAGTGGTAATTCTTCTAAAATAGGATTTATTTTGATGGATTTGGTGTTCATGATAACTTCATATCCAGCAATCATGGCGAATACGCCTAAAATGGGAGATACGGTGAACAAATAAAATATCATAGCCAAAATAAGAATAGTGCCTGGAACACTACCTACTACAGAATGAATATCAGGTGGTATAGAAACGCCTCCAACAATAATAACTACTAATACAACCATGATAACTATCTCAAGAATATTCATATATCTATAAAAGATTATAATTAAAATTGATTAAACAATCTAAAAAGTAGATAAGTATAATGTATTTAGGTCAAAAAGGACTTACAATTCCCAAATCAATTCTTAGTGATTCAGAACAAAAAAAAATAAAAAAAGAACTTACCATTACTCCTAAAAATCTGTACCAAACTTTACCTCCTTTTTATATTTATCGGGAATCTCCCAATAAATTGTATGTTCCAAGATTTTATAAATCCGATACAGTTCCTTCCCAATTGCCGGAAGGGTCCACTATTCATGTACCATTTACAGGCCAAATTAGAGAAATGCAACAACCTGCTATCGACGCTTTCATGCAAGTCAAATGTGGTCTACTACAATTACCATGTGGATTTGGGAAAACAATTTTAGCCTTGTATTTGATTAGCACGTTGAGTAAAAAAACATTGGTAATTGTACACAAAGAATTTTTGATGGATCAATGGATAGAACGAATACAAGAATTCTTACCGTCGGCTAGAATCGGTAGAATACAGGGGACTATTGTTGACGTCAACAATAAAGATATTGTATTGGGGATGTTGCAATCGTTGTCTACCAAAACGTACCCTCGTGAAGTATTCAACGATTTTGGGTTTACGATTATCGATGAAACTCATCATATGGGAGCAGAAGTGTTCAGCAACGCATTGTTTCAAATTGTCACACCTTGTATGCTTGGATTGTCGGCTACGATGGAACGCAAAGATGGAATGACCAAATTATTCAAAATGTTTTTAGGAGAAGTTGTTTATTCTGCTCAACGTGAAACGGCCGATAACATTGTTGTTCAAATGATCAAATATCGAACCAACGATGCTGACTTTAACGAAACTATTTTAAATTTTAAAGGACAAGCCAACTATTCTAGCATGATCAAAAAGATTTGCGAATACAATGGACGCACTGAATTTATACTCACCGTACTTACTCATTTGTTAGCGCAATCCGATATTAAACGACAAATTATGATTTTAGCGCATAATAAGTCGGTATTAACCTATCTATATGACGCCATTCAACACCGCAAGTTGGCCTCAGTAGGGTATTATATTGGTGGAATGTCGGCTGCGGATTTGAAAGAAACGGAAAGCAAACAAGTCGTTATTGCAACGTATGCTATGGCAGAAGAAGCACTTGACATTAAATCACTCAATACGTTGATTATGGCAACACCTAAAACCGATGTAACTCAAGCAGTTGGACGTATTTTAAGAGAAAAACATGGCCAACCTATTATTGTAGATATCGTAGATTCGCACGATACGTTTGTGCGTCAATGGTCGAAACGTAAAAAGTATTATAATTCACAAAACTATTCGATTGTTCAATCTTCCAACACTACATATCCTGTTGTAGAACCTCTCAAAGCTCGTAACTATAAATGTTTAATGTAATATCTCATGTAAATTATTATTTTTTTAAAATGGTCGTTGCCCATGTAAATAAGGTGGAAGAACTGGGATGAACAATTTGGGTGTTTCAAAAAATGAAATATTGTTAAATGTTTTTAGCTCAGGAACAAGGGGAGGTAATGGATTTACAAAATTATTGGCACTAATTCCATACAAATAAGTTTCAATATCAACTGGATTACCAGCCAGCTCATTCCATGGAACATGTTGTACATTGATACCTGCACAAGGATAAGCAGGTCGAGGATTTTCAAATTTATAATTTCGCATGAACCAATCTTCTTGTTTCTGCAGTTGTCGTTGTTGGTCGCAATAGTTGCCAACTGTATTTTTATTTCGGGTACTTGCCATAGTATACTTAATTACTTTATTTTTGAATATGCAATTAAAATACCAAGTCCAATTGGTAAAAAAGGTTCTATATAATTTAAATAACTCCATATCATTAACAAATTTTGACGTGGAATCTTGTAACAATCATGTTTTGTATAAGGAATGAGTATCTAAAATTAGACTATTAGTTTTTATTTTTTAATACATTTATTAAATCTTCGTGGCTTTGGGTTGTATCTTGTTTAGTTATGATCTTGCAAACTAGATCATGTGTATACTTGAAATAATCATAACTAAACAATACTAAAAATAACATTTCAGGATCTTCTGTATATTGAAAAGAAACATGCTTAATTATTTCTTGTATAGGATACTCTAAAGAAGTGTACAAGTGTTCAATAGATTTCACTAATGTTTCAGAATAAACAGACAACCCAAAAACAGCCAATAATTCATGTTGATAAACTTCATTGGATAATTGTTCATCAGCAATGGTCATATAGGTACAGGATAATGTAGTATTGTACATAGTTCATCTTTTTATTTTTTTTGTCCATTTTTAGCGTAATCACGTGTTAATTCACGGGAAGGGATACCACCTCGAACCCATCCGTTGGAAGCAACACCTTCTACTAAATAAGAAGGGTTGGTAACGGTTTGTTGAATGGCTGGGAGTAGAGGGTAATTTGTAAGTGGTATATAACTTATTTCTGAACTGGTATTTACACTTTTTTTATTGTTGGAAAAAGTATCGGTTTGCTGTAATTTGGATTCTAAATCAGGATTGAAAGGACCTTTTCCTAAATAAGGAACGGTTAAAAAGGTACGCTGAAAAAGAGAAATACGGCATTTAGGGTGAGTTTGAACAGAACCTAATAATAATTCCGAGTTTTGATCAATGTTGCAACCTCCTAAATCACACTGATTTCCTGCTCCACCTGCCGCACAATAATTGACGTTGACTTGGCTGGTTGCAAATTCAATAGGTTGGCGCATGTTGCAATCGGTAACGTAATAATTTTCAAGCATATAATCACGGTACGATTTGTTGAAAAGGTTATCTTGTGTTAAACCTCCTTCATCTTCGCCTATACGTGTTGATTTCAAAAACTCCATATAACTTATAAATATAATTTTATTTTACGTTTTCTTGTTTTATGATCCATGTGAGTTAGATGGGTCTGAATATTTATTTACGGTGTTTACATCTAGTTTTACGTTGTTTTCGTCTATTTTTTCTACGTCTAGTACCACCTAATACTGCATTACTTGCACTATTACTTGCAAACAAACTTCCTTCCCTATACCACATGGCACTATCGATTTTATCTCTATCTTTATCGTAATAATGAAGTTCATCCCTTTTTTCTACCTGTTTTCCATTTTTATCTGTATAAGTTACTTTACTTTTACATTGTTGGTCTGATAAGGGTATTGAACTACCGTCTGGTGCAACACGGATGTATTGATCCATACCTTGACATTGTACACGTTTCATTCCATTAATTGAATCTGGTTCTAACATATAGACAACTTCATCGGTTATACCATATTTACCTACATGTTCTCCAGGTTTCATTCTTTTATAATTTTTATCTAAAAAAGCAATTGCCTTTTCTTTTAATAAAACGGGGTCGGTTGTTCTTTGTGGTCCTTTTACAGGATCTGTTTTTTGTGAACTATCTTTCGATGCATTTTCAACGTTGGTAGGTTCAGTAGATTTTTTAATACTTGCCTTTTCTTCCTCTGTCATTACTTCACTAGGGTCCTGTATAGGTGGTTTTTTTATATCGGTTACTATTTCTAATAAAAATTTTTCAGTTACACCTGGTTTGGGAAATTGTACACTTCCACCAACAATAGGTTTATCATCTTCTGGTTCTGCTTCTGGTTCTTCGGATGGCTCTCCTTCTGGCTCTGCTTCTGGCTCTCCTTCTGGCTCTCCTTCTGGATCTGATGCTGGCTCTGCTTCTGGCTCTTCGGATGGCTCTGCTTCTGGTTCTTCGGATGGCTCTGCTGGCTCTGCTTCTGGCTCTTCGGATGGGTCTGCGGATGGGTCGGATGGGTCTTCGGATGGTTCTGCTGGCTCTGCTTCTGGTTTTGATATAGAAACTAGTTCTATACCTTCTTCACTAGAACCAAATGGTTTGTTTGGATTGTGTGTTTCAATTGCATTATTTTCAGGAACGATACCATCAATATACTTTAAATCAGTAGAACCTTTAATTTTTGATTTAATCATAGCATAATTTTCTTTGGTTACATAAACATCTTCATTGAATTCACCATTTTGTACACGAAAAAATTTTAAATTAAAATAAACAATTTTTAAATATGTACCATCATAACAAGCCAATTTGCATGCAGTATCTCCTACAACTATATCTTTACCATCTTTATCTTTATCATTATAATGAAATCGATTGATTTCAACATTATCTTTTGTTGAAGTGTTGGAATTAAAAAATGTAGAAGCATCTATTGCTCCTGCAAATAAAATAGAAAGATAAATACAATGATAAGCCATAGGATTTTTAAAATAAAAAGAATTACTATACATGCTTTTAGCTTTTTTTGTACAAGTCAATGGTAAATCATAATCAGATGTCATTGAAACTTTACCAGGTAGACATCTTGTCGACGCACTGTTACTCACTTGGGGTAAACATTCTCTGAATATTTCATCACGAACTGCTACTTGAGATTCATCTGAACATGGATGTTGATAATCCGTACTACCTATAGAAGCAGTAGTTATTGCACTAAATGCTCCACTAACAACAGTATACGGCATGATAGTAACTGGATCATTACTTGTTTTTAATCGTCTGTATTCAAATAATTTTTGAGTTGTACACATATTACAAAAATCTTTAGCACCTGCTGTATTGAACACACGTGGTGAACCAATTGAAATACATGATAATTTATCTTTTTGGATTGTAGTTGTTTTCATGTAGACATAACTAAATAATGTTGCAAGTGCACCTCCTAACGAATGACCTGTAACAATAAGTTTTATTTCTTGTGTAGTACTTGTTTTTGCCCTTAATTGTGCTTTAATATCTTCTATGGTGTTTAAAATAGTATGTACCATTTCAATCATAATTTTGTATATACCAGTCATTACTTTAATATCATCTTTGGGTAAAATAGGTGTTAATTTATAATATTTAGGTAGCATGTAAGATCCTGCTGATTTAATACTATACGTTCCGCGAAACGTAAGACATATAATATTTGGCATACGGGTATCAGCAAACACATAACAACCACTATAATTGGATGTTGAAATAGATGTAAATATAATGTTTTCTTTATCATTATCTGGAATGTTTAACACTGGTTTACAATTTGTAGATTCTTCACTACGATCATTTAACCAACCTTTTTTTTTGGCTCGTGCATTTTCACCAAGGGTAATATTAATTTTTTGGGCTAAAGGTAAAAATGGAATAAATTTATTTAAATAAGAAGAATCTTCCGATATTCTTTTCATCATTTCTTCAACTGTTGTATGATACGGTACTGGATTTTTGGATGGATCATCTTCAAATTGGGTAACAACAATTTCATCTTTAAAAATTATTTTATACGCCGCAAGAAAATCAGTAACGTTCAAGTAAGCCAACCGAGACCATACAGTAGAAATAAATTCTAATATAGTGACATCCCCATATTTTTCATTAAATGCATAATCAGGTCTGGGTGGATTAACTGATTTTTGTAAACTTGTAGTTGCTTGAACAAAAAGAGGATGATTTATTGTTTCATCGATTGTTGTAGGTATTTTAGTATCACTTACTGTTTTATACATCTCTTTCGCCTTTTTTTTTGTTTTTTTTAATTTATCCTTTGCTTGAACAGCAAGAGGATGATTTAATCCTTGGTTATAAACATCTGTTGCCGTTTGTTGTGCTTGAACAGCAAGAGGATGATTTAATCCTTGGTTATAAACATCTGTTGCTGTTTGTTGTGCTTGAGCAACATAAGGATGATTTAATCCTTGGTTATAAACATCTGTTGCCGTTTGTTTTGCTTGAGCAACATAAGGATGATTGAATAATTCTGTTGATGTAGGAATTTTATTTTTTTTAGTTTTTTTTATACTTGATGTATCTGTAGTTGGTGGATTTTGAGTAGGTTTAGTTGGTGCACTGGGATTACCCCATATCATGTCAGAAGCTATATCAACTCCTCTGGTACCTATATTGGAATCACCTGGCATATTGGATGGTAAATCACCATTATAATTAAGTATACTTTGATCTGCTCCCATAATATTGTATATATTTAATTTTGTTTGTTTTATTAAACAAAATTAACCAGGCAATGAACCTAATCTAGGTTGTTGACGAGATAATGCAATAGGATCGCCTTCTTTTGCAGAAATCATGTCCCCGTACAAAAATTGACTAAACCCTTCTTGATCATTTGGAATGGTCGTACTTGGATTCGTATAAAAATTTCGCATAGAATATTCTAAATCTAATTCGTTATTTACACCTTGAAATATGCGTGGATCAATATGTTTAGATATTTGGTGTTTTACTTTTGAATTGATTATTTTTTCAGTTTCGGGTAAATAAGATTTCAAAGCTGATTTCCGGTTTGGATTTCCATTAATTTCAGGTAACAATACGTTCATCAATGGATTTTTATCCGTAGGTGTTGTGTGTTTAATATAATTTTGTTTTTCGAAATTTTCTTTTGCTTGATAATTCAATTTATAATAAGCAACAATACATATTAACGTAAGAACACTTATCCAAATAAAATTTAAATTTTGAGTTGCTATAAAACCGGTAACACACAACAAAACGACTAAACGAGTAATCGCATTTAATTTTTCGTTCATGTTCATTGAATTGGTTGGCCAAAACATTAAATTATATTTATTCAGAAGTATCGATGGGTCGTTTATCCAAAACTGGGTCATGTATATTCTTCTTATTTTTTTTCTTTTTCTTTTTCTTGATTTCAGGAACAGGTACGGCTTCTGCTTGTTTCTTCTTCAGTTTTGCTTGAAGACGCTCCTTCATTTTAGATTGGCCCATTTTGCTATTTAGTTGCGATGCCATTGCATTGAAATCCATCTTTCCACCAAATTTGTTAAACATTTGTTCAAAATGTTTCATACCAGGCATGTCTTTCATTTTACCCAACATGTCCATCGCTTCTTCCATCAATTCACTTTCTTTGATATCTCCCGATTTAATTTTCTTGTCTATTTTATCACCAATATTATGCATTAGCCCGACCATTTGAGTTGGATTAGAAAACATATTTTTGAAAGCATCATCCGCCGTTTTGGGATCGTCCAAATTTCCAATCGATTCTTCTGCAATCTCTTTTGCTAAAGAACCAATTTTTCCAGACATGAGGCCGTTCAAATGATCCTTCATTTCTTCAGGGTTAGGAATACTGTCTTTATCGAAAAAAGAATGAATATCATTCATGGTGTCGTTTAATTTTTCCTTCATTTCGTCCATATTGATATTTTCAAACAACTTGGAATGTTCTCCTTCACCTCCTAAAATCATCAACAAAATGAGTTTCAAATATTTCCAAATCACGCTTTTCGTTTTTTCTGTAATATTATCGTTCCATAGTAGCTTGAAATCAATGCCTGGGAGAAGGGTGCGAGTTTCTTGAAATAATTCAGTCTTTTCGTACAAAATGTCAAAAAAACGCAAAGGAAATTCGCGCAACACATGATCGTATACAACCGTGTAACTTTGGTTCAATGCATCTGAACGAGGTTCAATTTCTGATTCGCGAATGGCTTGAAGGTCAGGTGTCAACACCAATTCGGGAAAAGTAGTAACGATATCATGAATAAAATCCTTGACTACTTTGTAGAAATTAGGTGGAATCATGCTATTTGTATATAGAATGATTTTAAATTAAAGTCGCTAATTATATAATTCACTTAATTTACACAAATTTTGAATATATTTGAGAGACATTTGAACATTTTCTTGGTTCATAGTTTTAATAACCTTGCGTAAATCTTGTATAGCATTGTCAATTGTATCATTGTAATTGGTTGTAATGTCTTCTTTATAATCCTTGTCCAAAAAATAATCAATATTTCCTGCTATAATTTGGTCTTTGTAGGGAATAGCAATTTTAGATTTCCACAAAGTAATAAGTAACTTGGGATTGCCTTGTTTGATAGTTTCAAAGTACAACTTGCACTTGATAAACCGTGCATCGTTAGGTTGATAACACGATGTAATATCAGCTAACCATTCATCCAGTTGTTTAATGAAAGTTCCTAATACAAGAGTATTGTTCATTTATATGGATACCTAAAATTATATTTAAATCCATTTTATCTTCTAAATCTTTTTGATTTTCTCACACAATCCATTTGTTTCAGCCAAAAAATATATGATATATACTATATGGGAAATGCACAATCTATACCAAAAACATATTGTAGCGATTATAAGCATTCAGATATTGTCAACGCTGTATATACAGTGTTATCTAGATACCAAATAGAAGCCATGTGTGATTGTGCATCATGGTTAGTAAGAGAATTGTTAATACATAAAAAATACGACCCAAGACAAGTTGAATTAATTTGTAGTACTGTAAAGGGTGCAATTCATGTATTTGTATTCGATACAGTAGAACACTATTATATCGATATTACATCAGAGCAATTTGTAGATAAAAATGGTGAAGAAATTCAACCTTGTTTAGGAAGTAAAAATATAGAAACATTTCAAGATTTGGGATATGTAATAACAGGGGAGAATACCAACAAAATTTGCGAATCAGTTTGTAGAGATTCATGTATATTATACGTTAATGATAATCCAATAACAAAAGAACAATTATTAAATGAAATTAAAAAACATCTTGGAATGACAGGAGGAAAAAGAAAAAAGAAACGAAAAACAAAACGTCGTATTTAACGCTTTCTTCTTGTTTTTCTTTTATTTTTATTTTTTTTACGTGTTCCACCGTCTACACTTGTTACTTCCTGTTTTTTTGCTTCACGTACAAGCCTACGTTCTGTTCTAAGATCTTCATATAAACGTTGTTCAAAACAAGATGTATCTATGATTAATACATTTTTACGACCAGCATCTATTAAATATTGAACTAACTCATTGGTTGTAATAAAAAGTTCTTTATCCGATCGTAATGCATGCTGATTTCTACCATTTGCTTGAAGTATTCGGCCAAATAAATCTATGTTATCTAATGGAGTCTTACCAGGTTGGTCATATAAAATTCGAATGGGAATTCCAAATTTTAGGTCAGGTATTAATTTTTTATTTAACCATTTATTTTTAGTAATTCCCCATCCTTTATCACGTTCAAATTTATCCCAACTGCCTTGAAATTTTTCTAATTTTTCTTTAGGAGTATATCTCATACTGTTTATCCTTTCTATGTAATATTTTTTTAATCTTCTGACATCTTTTTGTAATTTAAGTATATCTATCCTTTTTGTATCTATTAATTGTTTATTTACCATTGCTTCAAATTGTCTAAAAAAAATAGAGAGTTCTTCAATATTGTTTACACCAGGTTTAGTAGCTGTAATAAATGTAAAATTTGTATCTGAAGATTCTGGAACAACACATACAGGATATTTACCTGGTATACAATATCCATATTTATCAATTTTTAATCCAAAATCAATGGTTGGGACATCATCTACAGGTTCTTCTTCTAGTAATAAACCATGTACATCTAAATATACAACAGTATCATATGTTTCTAAAGTAGTATTTAAAATATCTATTTCATCTTGTAGTTCAAAATATTCTAATCTTAATTGTTCTCGGTTTTCTATAGGTTCTTGATCTAAAATATAATTTCTTATTTCTTGATCATTTGTAAGTTCAACTAGTTTATCATGTGTATACTTTAGTTTTGGTGGAGGTCCATGCCTTAATTCTGTCCGTTTCCATTCCAACATAATTTGTATTTTTTTGTATTCAAATTCACGTTTATATATTTCAAATACAGGTATAATCTCATTACTGTATATTCTTACCATTTCTTGTTGGGTTTCTTTAGTTACACCTATATCAGGTAATGCAATATCATATGTGCTGGTTAATACCAAATCAATATTACCTGCATACCTTTTTAATTTCTTAGGTCTAATTTCACGCCATATTTCATTTAATTTTTCATAATAGGTAGGTATTCGAGGAATTAAACGTGCAGATGCCATACTATATACCAATATTTTATTCATCTTCTTTACGTTGTTTGAAATAGTTCAAGATATCCTTTTTAAACTGTTTGGGAAAACATTCAGTTGGTACCAAAATACCTATTTCATCATAGGTAAGATGTTGCAACGGTGAATATTGATGATCTATCAATATTTTCCATCTTTCTACATATTTTCGGTTTGCTTTCGTACCGTGGTAATGATGACGTATTATTCCAGGTACGTAGCCCAACCGTAACGATTTAGCTTTTTCTTGGTAGTCTAACATGCTTTGCTTGTAATCAGCATGGTATTGATAATTTAAATTAATGTTGACTTTGTTGATGAACGATAACGCCATAATACTGTCTCCAGAGCCTAACACCCCTTTGTCGTAAATACCTACTTTATCGTACGCTTTGCGATTCATTGCCCATGCGTACCCGGGATGCCAATAGTCTAACCCTTTAATCGTGTATGCTTTATTTTTAGAAAAACTGTATCCAAAACTGTTGAAAATGTTCAAGGTAGATTCATCTTTGGCCATGTCCACGCAGTGGCTAAACAATTGAACAATGTCTTTCGACCCGTTTAATATTTTCAATGTATCCAACGCCCATGTCGTATTCTCAAATTCTATGTCGGCATCAATCCATGCAACAGCTTTCCAATCAACTGGCAACAAATATCGAATACCCAACTGTATCATGTTTTCCTTGTGCCATATGGGGTGCTTCGTCTTCAGTTGCAAATGTCGTGGATTGGTTGAACTGGTCACTATGAATTTTTGGTGTTTGTAAATCATTTCGACTACATAGACTTGTATGTGGTCGTCGTCGTGTAACCTCCGTATGAATTCGTTGAATAATTTATAACGAGTTGCATATAAACAAGGATTCGAAATAACCACCACCACATGTAATTTAGTTTCGATTGGGTCGTTGTTTTGAATCGCATATTTGATATCATTGACTTTATAATCAATGCAATCAATTTCAATACCATTAATTACTGTCATATAGTACATGTATTTATTATAAATCTAAATTATAATATAATAATAATATATGAAAATTATTATTTATGCAACTCATTCGTTTGGAACATTTGAAACATTGAAACAACATCCTGATGTAGTTGTGTTAGGGTATGGAACAAAATGGAAAGGTTTTATTGAAAAAGCAAAAGTAATAAAAGAATACATAAATACATTACCCAAAGAAGAAGTGGTTTGTATTATAGATGGATTCGATTCTTATATTTTAAAAACAGATGGATTAACAGATGAATTTTTAAAAATGAACTGCAAAGTACTCGTATCTAAAGATGAAGAATTAGCAACAAAATATATTACAAGAAAGGTATTTACAACATGTAAAGAGGATACTGTTGCAAATGCAGGTCTCCTGATGGGGTATGTTGAATATTTAACTATTTTATATGATACATTAATTCATGGCAAATCATCGGATGACCAACGAAATTTGAATATAGCATGCAAAGAACTATCCTTTTTAAAAATAGATAATGATCATATCATTTTTCAAAATTGCAACAATATGGACAATATAACCAATTCAAATGCATATATATGTCAAATACCATTTACTTTATCTTTTTCAAGACTATTTAGTTCTATTTATCAATATTTTCCATATTTTATTACGGAATTTATTATTATTTTTTCCATTATTACAGGATATATATTTCGTAATAAAATTACTAAATACGCAAAACGTTTTTATAAAAGATAAAAATTACTAACAATAAATAAAAATATTTTGCAAATATATAAAAAATAGAATATCCAGGTTCAATTTCATTATGTAAATTAACTAAAATCAATAATTTATGTATTATATATCCAAACATTCTTACAACTATATTATGTTCTCCCCATCTACTTGCATTTTCTGTATGTGGAAACAATTGATATATGATAGGTTTATGATATATATAATTAAATTTATGAAAATTTAAAAATATATCCCAGTCATTCATTGTACTATTCATTATTTTATTTCTAACCGAATTGCTATAAATTACTGCATGAGATCCTGTACTAAATCCTTTATAATTATTAATATCATATGGAAACATAATGTAAGGGATACATCCTAATCTATATATAAAATCTGTATTATTTTCTACAAAATTATTTATATTATCTACATGATCATGTATATCTTCATGAACAATAAAATCATCTTCTAATATTAATATAGTATCATATTTTTTTGCATGATTCATACAATATTTGAATGCATCTATTAAATCGATAGCTGGAGAATCTATACCTGGTTTATCGCATTTTTTGTATCCTTGGTTCATTAGAACATGAACATGTTTAGTAAGAGGATAACGATTTAATTGATCTTTTATATTTTCATATCTACCATTTCCTTTTAAATGTACTACATAAGTTGCATCTATCGTAGAAAACATTGCATTTTCATTATAAAAAGATCGAAAACGATAACACATATATTATTAAAATATAAATATAGAATATGTATGTTTTAATTAGTATTATTTTTTTATTTATTTTACAAGCAATGATCATTCCTAGATTGAATCATATCGGTAAAAAATATAAACATAATATTTATGATTTAGGTTTTGAATATTTACCCAATTTAAGTAAATATGCGTATATATCAGACGGTATAGTATTGTTAAGTTTATTGTCATTACTTATTCCTGGTATGTTTATGAAATTTACCTATTTATATATACCTATCATGTTAATTCGTTGTATTACTATACAGGCTACCGTGATACCTAAAATAAAACATTGCAACATACCCGATAATTTTTACAGCCGTTGTTTTGGAGGATGTCACGATAAAATATTTAGTGGTCATTTTGCATTCGTTTTTGTAATCACACTGTTGTTAATGGACCAATCTTATATATCGTTATTTACAACCATAATGATTAATTTATTACACGGTATTTTCATTATTTCAGTTCGAAACCATTATTCTATTGATGTTATTGTTTCCTTTTTTGTTACACTATGTGTATACCAATTATTATACAAAGACAAAAAATCTGTATGGGACGATACATATATATGGAAAAAAATAACCAAATATTTATTTTAAATAGATATAGTATGGAAGAGTTTGACACGTCTTCTGATAATTTAGCAAATCTGTTTGTTAAAAAATACTATAGTATTACAGGTGAGGGTGAAAATATACCTAATGTACAAAATGATGTAGCTAATAGTTTGAATATCATTGCTAATCCGAATCCTATTGTTCGCAATGTGACATTACCAACTTATCGGGCACTTTTGGCAGAAGCAACACAACAAATAGATGCATTGCGTCCCAATAATGATGCAATGAATCCTGTTATAGAGCATTTATACCAATTTTATCAGAATGGAATAGATCACGGTTTATGGGATGAATTTGGTCCTGCTCCTCCACCTCCTGAATTAAGACGCGCAGGAGGTAGTAAAAGAAAAAAGAAAAAAAAGAGAAAAACACGTAGACGTTATTTCTGAACCATTCGAAACAATATATATGCTCCCAGTAAATAAATACTAGCAGCATATACTTGAACCATCTTATCGTTGGGTAATGTACGAGTTGTCATACCTTGGGAACATGATTTGTTGGTCACTGGATTAACTCTATTTGAAAACCAACATGGGTCATAGTCTTGAATATCTGAATTGCATACATATTGTGTATCTTCTGATGTATTGTTGGATATGTCTCGTATCGGCATTTTTATTTGTTGACATGGTGTTTCTTTATTAAACGCTGTAAATAATTTAGCAGGATTCATATAGGCTATATCACCTAGAACACCTGGAACAAGACCTTCAAACGATGTCATGTCTTCACCCATCGCAGACGATATAAACGGAATATTTCCATCAGGTACATTATTGATGTAGACATAACGTGTTTGCGACACACCTGAAGCATCGTTGCATGTGCCCCCTGTATCCATAAAATATTTATTTCCTAAAGGACTAACTGTTTGAGCATTAGAATTTCCGCTTACTAAAACCTCTACATAAGAAATAAGTGCTTTTACGTCGTTTCCAAGTGCTTTAGCGTTAGGAGATGCGCCTAAACGATCGGGTGATAAAATATAGTTAGAATAAGGATAAGTATTGGAATTGGACATACTATACTATAGTATTTAATCTAGTGCATATTTTTTCACTTGCCCGTCTGGAACATTCTTTTGTAAAGTACTTGTATTATTCGATAGCTCAGTAATTTGATTTTGTATATCCGTCAAACTTGCATCGCTTATTGTAATTTGACTTAATTTTTTCTGTAACGTTGCAATATCACCTTGTTGTTGTTGGCTCTCTGTATATGGATTATCAAATCCTTCTTTTTGTTTGAGTAACCCCCTGGCTATAAAAAAAAGAACAACAAATAAGAGTATCATTACGTTTGTCCACATATCTAGTATGTATATTTTTATTGAGGCATTTTATTCACTTGATCTGCCAAACTACTTAATTGTTGTGTATTTGCATTAATTTGTCCTTGAACAGTTTGAACTTGCGTTTGTAAATCCAGTATTGTTTTCATACTGGCTTGTAAATCTGCAATCTCATTTTGATTTTGTTTAGCAATACTCTGACAAGAAGCTTCATTGTAGGTAGTTGCTCCTTCTTTATACGTCCGTGGCATGTAATTTAGCAATAGTACAAGTAATAATATGCCTAAAATAAAAATCAACATAGTATTAATATATATTTTTTAACATCTAAATATATGCATGTTATACCTCCAACATCTACCAAACAATTAATTTATACACACAAACTACAACAGAATGTTTCCAATTGTCCTTTTGACACGTATTATTATCCAACCTGTCGACCTATCCAACAATATCGTAAACAAGGTATTCTTTCATCACAACCAACTTCAATTACATCCAACGATAGATGCAATCTAAACTGTTCGTATTCTAAAGAAGTAGGAATACCCATTAAAATGTTGTCTAAAAATAAAGATGGAAAAACAACTACTTGTTGTGAAAATACCCAAGGTCCGCTTGGCCCCAATGGACCTACTAAATCCAACACTGGAAATATCATGAGTTTTAGCGGTTATGCAAAATTAAAGAGTGCTATACAACCTAAACAACATTCCTATTATTCTGAATCCAATGCCTATTTGAAAAGTAGAGGCAACACGTTCGATACGAAAAATAAATTTAGACGTACTCCAGAAGCTACACCTGATAGCAGTTATTATGAATTACAAGAAGGACTTGAACAGTGTGGTACACCACCTTCTTCTTTCATAAAAACTACATATAAACCTAACAACAAAAAATTTGCAACCCAAGGTGCTGTATCTTCAGATACCCGTTTACTTCGTTTAAAATATGATACTATTAAGAAAAATAATTTATCCTATGTAAAACCGTTCAATACCGTACTTTATTATTCAGGAGATCCCATCTTTTTCGAAAAAAATAAGGTAAATAAATGTTATAATTCAAGCCATTGTAAAACATTTACAGCGAATACGCCAAGAGAACAAGCTGCGTTATTTGCTGTATCGGGTTCTACCAATTAAAAATCAGAAGTAAACATGGTAGAAGTTGTTTTAGTCGTATCTGCCATAGCATATTCACCTACGCGTTTTTCGAAAAAATTAGTTTTACCTTCTAAAGAAATTAATTCCATAAATGAAAACGGGTTGGTAGAATGATATATAGGAGAATACCCCATTTGAATACAAAGACGGTCAGCCACAAATTCAATGTACGTACTCATGGCAGGAGCGTTCATTCCAATCAGTCTACATTGAAGTGCATCGTTGATAAACTCTTTTTCAATCTCAACGGCCTCTTTTACAATTTCTATAAAAACCGCAGAAGATAATGCAGGTTCTAATTTGTACAATAAAATGGCAAATTCAGTATGCAAGGCTTCATCCCGACTAATTAATTCATTGCTAAAGGTTAAGCCTGGCATAATTCCTCTTGATTTTAGCCAATAAATGCTACAAAAAGCACCCGAAAAGAAGATCCCTTCAATACAAGCAAACGCTACTAATCGTGTCGCGAACGAAGAAGAGTTTGTAATCCATTTCAACGCCCAATTCGTTTTCTTTTCAATACATGGAAAATTTTCCATGGCATGAAATAGCGTCAATTTATGTACAGGGTCTTTAATATAGGTATCAATTAATAAACTGTACATTTCTGAATGTATATTTTCCATCGCAATTTGAAACCCGTAAAAAGCCCGTGCTTCTGATAACTTTACATCCATCATAAATCTGGATGCAAGATTTTCAAGCACAATACCATCACTCGATGCAAAAAAGGCCAATATCATAGAAATAAAATGCCGTTCTTGGTCAGTTAATTTTTTCCAGGATTCAACATCGGAAGATAAATCTACTTCTTCTACCCTCCAAAAACAATCCACTTGTTTCTTGTACATGTTCCAAATAGATTGGTTTTGAATAGGAAACATGGTGTATGTTTCCGACATAGTAATACTATATCGTTAGATTTAAATTAAAATATAATGAATAAAGATAGTTTACTAAAACAATGGCGTGTGTTCAATCATCAACCTATGTATCATGCGTAAATTATGAAGCAAGTAAACTAATTGTAGAATTGTTTAAACACCTACAAGTGATAGCACACCCAGTAGAACAGAATGAACCCTATGAGGTTACTGCTGTTACATTTGATTCTGGATGGCAAAAAACGGTTGGTACAACACTGTCCTCTATAAGAAAATAGTACATTTTAGCATGGTAAAGAAGTATAGAATGAAAAATATTTTATTTTTTATTGAAATCCTCATCTTTGTAAATTAGATGTGTTATTATAATTGAATAAAATTCATAACATAAATATTTTACTTTAATATAGTATATGATTTTTATAAACTCACAAAAAAAAGTAAATCCATCAAAATCTATACGATTAAAACAACATATAATACAATCAACACAACTAAAACAGAACATTAATTCTGTAATTCCATTAAATATTTTTCAAACATGGAATACACTACAATTACCACCTAATATGAAACAAAATGTAGAATTGTTAAAATCACAAAATCCAGAATTCACGTATTATTTGTATGATGACGCTATGTGTAGAAATTTCATTCAACAAAATTTTGATGCAGACGTACTATATTCTTTTGATAAATTAAAGCCAGGAGCCTATAAAGCTGATTTATGGAGATATTGTATATTATACAAAAAAGGAGGAATTTATTTAGATATAAAATACAATGGTGTCAACAATTACAAATTAATACATTTAACGGATAAAGAATATTATGTAAGAGATAGACCCTATGAAGGTATAATCGGAATATACAATGCATTATTATGTGTTAAACCAAATAACCAGATCATACATAAATGTATACAAACCATTGTTAAATACGTAAAACACAACATATTTGGTCCTAGTAATTTATACATAACAGGTCCACATTTAATGAGCATGTTTTTTACTAAAGAAGAAATTGTATCTTTACCATTATCGTTTAATGGACATAGTATTCTTTTATACAATAATCCCATATTATCTATCTATAAAACGTACAGAGCTGAACAATCCAAATCACCTATAAAACATTACAGTCAATTATGGATAGAAAAAGATATTTATTATTATCCTTTATTGAGATCAAATACAGTAGATAGTAGTGATACAATAAATGTACCTTTCACAATACTTGATTGGTTCCCAATGAAAATAAAAAAAGAAGATTCAATAGAAATAAAACCAACTCCATATTATTTTAAAGATACGTCTGAAATTTCGGGTGCCATGTTTGAAAATACTATATGGTTTTTATTATATAAATGCAACAAACATTTTTTTGCTGTATTTGATGCAACTATGAATTTAGTTCGTTATTCAGAATTATTCATGGTAAAAAATCCGTCTACCCTAACATTAAAAAAAGAATCGATTGTATTAAATACGAATGAATACAGTATGGAATATATTAACCACCTCAAATGGTATACATCTTAATTTTAGTATAAATGAATATAAATAAATATTATAATAACTATAATGACTATACCAAAAATTATTCATCAAATATGGATCGGTAGTAAACCACGACCCTCTGTAATGATGGATACATGGAAAACCAAACATCCTGATTTTGAATATATTTCATGGTCGGAAGAAGAACTTGTAAAACGAAATTTTAAGTTGCAATGCACGAAACAAATTGATGCAATGAAAGAAATAAACGGAAAAGCAGACATAATTCGATGGGAACTATTATACCATTATGGTGGTGTATTTTTAGATGCGGATTCTATTTGTATTGAACCATTAGACGATCATTTGATGGAACAAAAAGCATTTTGTGCCTATGAAAATGAACAGTGTCGACCCAATTTAGTTGCAACAGGAACTATGGCATTTCCCTCCAAACATCCGTTATGTCTTGCTGCAATTCACTGGATACTAGATAAAAATAATTTACAATCCATTATAGATGGACCTGCATGGTTTGCAGTTGGTCCAAAATTATTAACAAACTTGTTACCACAGTTTAAAGATGTTACCATATTTCCAAGTTATTATTTTATACCTATTCATTATTCTGGTGTTACCTATAGTGGACATAGAAAAGTCTATGCTTATCAAGAATGGGGATCTACCAAACAAAATTACGATGTCATGAATTCAATTACATTGCCTGATATATTAAAACCACCTACTGAATCTGTTTCTATGTTAATTTGTAGTTATAATACGGATGGGTCGTATGTTAAAGAATGTCTAGAATCCATTGCAAACCAAAATGGACATGTTGGAATTGAACTTGTATGGGTCAATGATGGTTCAACGAATGAATCATCTACACAATTAGAAGGATTAATAAAAACATTTCAATCTAGTACGAGATTTTGCAATGTGAACTATATTAAAAAAACACAGAATAAAGGGGTGGGAGCATGTCTTCACGATGGACTATTATTATGTAGCAATGAAATTGTTTTTCGAATGGACAGTGATGATATTATGATACCTAATAGAATATTAACCCAATTAGATTTTATTAAAAATGTACCGAATTGTGTACTATGCGGTTCAAATATTACATTTTTCAAAACAGAAAATAATACTAAAACACCAATATCTAATACACAACATCCTCCAATTATAACATGGGACCAATATAAAAATACAAAATCACATTGGTTCGCAAATCATCCAACTTGGTGTTTTAAGAAATCAGCTCTACTACATGTAGGTAACTATAATAAAAAACCTTCTATGTGCGAAGATTTCGAACTAATAGTAAAAGTATTAAAAGTATATGGAATTATATATAACATAAAAGATAATTTGGTGTTCTATAGAATACATCCAAATCAAGTTACCTATGACCAATCACAAAAGGGTAAATATAATGGTTTACGTAATGATTATATTAATAAAATGATTCATTCGGAAGATATAGTTGAAACTGTTAGACAAATAACATTATTTTAAATAATATTTATATTATGTATGACTATACCCAAAATTATACATCAAATATGGATAGGTAGTAAACCACGACCCTCAGAAATGATGAATACATGGAAAAATAAGAACCCTGATTTTGAATATATTTTATGGACAGAAGAAGAGTTTGTAAAACGAAATTTCAAATTTCAATGTAGTGAACAAATTGAAACAATCAAAGAAATTGCTGGCAAAGCAGATATAATTCGTTTAGAACTATTATATCATTATGGTGGTGTGTTTTTAGATGCAGATTCTATTTGTATTGAACCTTTAGACGATCATTTGATGGAACAAAAAGCATTTTGTGCCTATGAAAATGAAGAAAAACGACCTGGCTTAGTTGCAAACGGAACTATAGCATTTCCTCCCAAACATCCATTATGTCGTGATGCAATTCACTGGATACTGGATAAGCGTAATTTAAAATCGATTCAAACTAATCATGCATGGACTACAGTTGGTCCAACATTATTAACTAATTTATTACCAAAATTTAAAGATGTTACCATATTTCCAAGTTACTATTTTATACCTATTCATTTTACAGGTGTTTCGTACAGTGGTCATGGAAAAGTATATGCTTACCAAGAATGGGGATCTACCAAACAAAATTATGACAAAATGAAATTCATTAAGTTACCAGATAGTTTGAAACCACCCAAAGAATCCGTTTCTATTGTCATTTGTAGTTATAATACAAAGGTTACACAACTGAAAGAATGTCTAGAATCCATTGCAAATCAAAATGGACATTTTGGAATTGAACTCATATGGATAAATAACGGATCGACAAATGAAGCAACTAAACAACTAGAAATATTGTTAGATAAATTTAATACTACTACACGATTTTGTACCATCCAATATGGAAAATATAAACATAAGGAAGACAAAGAATGCATCCATGATGGTATACACATATCTACCAATAAAATAGTTTTTACAATGGACAGCGATACTATTCTGCCTCCAAATAAAATATCAAAACATCTTGAAAAAATAAAAAAAAGGTAACAGAGGAACTTACTTTAAACGACGCCCAACTTTGTAAATTTATTTGCGGGTGATGACCTTGCAGATGAACACCGCGCTAGAAGAATCTTCTTTATTTTTGTAGCAAACCGTAACACGCCCATATGAGTTGCCTTCTCCTGGGTCAAGCATGGATAGTTTGGACTGACTTTTTATTTCTTTGTCTACTTCCGCATAGAGGAGAACCGCACGTTTTTTAGTCGTTGAACTGGTATAAAATTCTCCATCTTTTTTCTTGTCCAACTCAGCCTGTGTTACACAACGTGCTTTCTTCAACTTCATAAACTCTCGAGCGCTCGCGAACGTATTAAACTCTTCCAGATAAAGATTCCATTTTGCTTCTTCGTTTTCTTTTGCTGCAACTTTTTCTTTTTGGGAAGCCGTTAGGAGTTCTTCTTTTCCAACCATTCCACCTCCACCCTCAACTTGTTTGGCGACGTTTTTCGCGCAAAATTCTTCTTTTTCAATATTATCAAACATAAATTGGGTAGAATAGATACGAACCGGTTTGTATTCCGGAAAGTTGCCAACATTTCCAAACATACGTGCCATAGTTTGGTAAGCAGTTGCTTTATCGATAATATTGGAGAGAATTCCAACATCGAATAGAAATCCGGGGTGTTCAGCCGTTGCTTTGCATTGAAACGTGATACCGCGTTCAATGCAAAACCTGCCAGTAATAGCAAATGGAAATCGGTGCAAATTGTGTTCTTTGTAAAGTAGTGCCAGTTGTTGGTTGAATTCTTCTGTGACGGTAGAAGAGAGGAATGGGGTTAAATCAATTGGATCTTCTTGACCAGGTACAAGAATCACTTTCCTTGTACCATTGATGACTGCTACTGCGTAGCCAAGCTCATCATGCAAAAAGTTAGCAATCGCATCATGTGTAACGGTTTTTACATCGCCCGGAATAAACGCACGAATACCAGGCAATGTAAAATACTCACGGTTAGAGTCAATTACGTACCGAACGTAGCTTTCGTTGTCTCCACCTTCATTGATTATTATTTTTTCACAGTCGGGCAATGACCGGTAGCATGGTGGAAATGTTTCGCTGTACCCCAGAACAAACATTTTACCGTATTTGGCGAAAACCGAATCAAACGTGGCGCTCACTAAGGTAACACGATTTACCAAAGGCAATTCTGCCGTTTTTTCGTATTTTGTCCATAGTTTTACGTTTTTATCGGCTTCATCAATCCAGATGTTGATTTTTTTTGTGAAAAGTTGTGACGTGGATAGCTTTCGAATCAGCTCATCCAAATATTTCATTCGAATACCATTCGAGCAGAGAACGACCATTTCTATTTCGTTGGTAACGATTTTCCACGCAAGGGCGTCCGTTGAAATGTTGCATTTCTTCTCGCCGGAAGTCCAACTCATAATATTACCTTCGATGACCGCATCTTCGTCTTCTTGTGGCGTGCCGAGGTCCAGTCGCATGCGTGTTTCCGTCTGTTTCGTAAGCATAAGATTATTTGCCGATACAAAGATGTTGAGACATGGTTCGTTTTCCAAATCTCCTGCCAACTCTTTGTACCGAATAATAAGATCTTCAACTTTACGAGTTTTTCCGCTTTGAGCGGGAAGGTACACGCACTGAAGTTTGCTCTGAGCAAGACCCATTGTTATAATTAATATCCCAAAAAATCCACTGAATGCATTACTATTTTTGAAAAAATCGTTTCAATTTTTTTAAACAGTAGAGCTAGGACAATAAGACCCAAATTCGGGTATCATATCAGGTTCGTTCATAATAGTAAGAGCAGTACTATTGACTGAACTATTGACTGAACTATTAAGTGAATTAGTTAGTTGTGTTTGTGTTTGGTTATGTTTTATAGGTTTACATGGTTTCAACATTGGTTTAATGTCTTCAATTAGCATATCTTTTTTAATCTCTGTTTTAAAGATATTGGAACTGTCTAATAATTTTACGTATTCACTGTACGTTTCATTTAAAAATACGTGTCCGTCACATTTTCTGTTTTCTTCATCCAATTCCAATATTTTATAAATGTTGATGCTTAATAAATAGAATTTTTGAGAAAGCGATTCGCTTTGATTGATAGAGTCAGATAAATTGAGATATAGTTTAATCGAAGTCAAAATGGCAATAAACATGCTTATAGCTGTATTCACCATAATTTTATCATATTCAGGGACACTTTGAAACGATATAAATGTACTACTAAAGATGGAAAGAACAATAACGGGTAAATCAAAATATCTAGAATATTCTTTAAATTCTATATATCTATTTTTATGTTTAACACTCATCAAATAAGAATTGATTCTTATTTTTTTTAACATTGCAATTACATCATCGGTCCATTTGGTTGTCATAGTTGTAGTGTTATAAAAAAAATAAAGCAATTTTACAAATCAGCCAATGTAAGTCCTTGTTGCAACCATGCGGAAACACGGTCAGGATGCAATGAAACCGAAACCAACTCTTCGCGAATTACATCCGATCTCGCTTTGGCCATGTTTGAATAGTTGTATTCAAATATGGCAGGATTTTTGGACAACCAATACCAAGCAATTTTATCTTGATTTTCTTTTAACAATTCAATTGCAGCTGGATTGGCAGATAAATTTTGCCAATTGACTTTCTCCAAATTTTTTCTCATATGTTTGATCGCAAGTGGATGTGTGTTTTTTGAAAAATGAAACCAATAAATCCTGTATGGAAGTTTCAACAATAAATGAATAGCAGCTGAGTTAGAACATAACAAACCCCAATGCACTTTATGTAGATTTTTTTCAAGGATATGTATTGCAGATGGATTAGCAGATAAACTTTCCCATGCCACATCCGATAATTCGTCTATATAATCTTCGATCATTTGCATGGCAAGAGAACTTGTATTTTTAGCCAATAAATGTAAATTACCTTTAATAAAACCTGCATCTACCAAATGAAGTGCGTTGGGGTTTTCCATTAATCGTTCTTGTATATAGGGTACTTTAATGCGTGTATATTTTTCTAACAATGGAATAATGGCTGGATTTGGATTTTTAAACCAGCATCCTGCATTACCTAACATAGTAGGGTCGTTGTACAAATAACATATTGCGCTAGGATTTTCTGATAAAAGAGTCCACATTTTTGGGACATGGTATTTTTCTATATGGTCTAGGGCATTAGGGTTGAGCTGAAGCATACAGGATGCCAATTTGTTGGAAGGTACCCAGTCGAGAAGCTCCATGATGTTCGTATCTATATTTTTTTGATGTTATGTTTCAATTTTTATTCATCTAATTTCTCCAAAATTTTGTGCAACAATTGTTTGATGGCAACCAATTCATTCTGTACATCTACCGGATCAAAAATATTATACAACGGAACATCTCTTGTTTCTTGAATGGTTTGTACACGTTCTTGAAAAAAAGATTCTCGGATAGACGTTTCTTTATCTTCTATTTGTAGATTGTTAATGGCAGGAACAAACAACGATAAAAATAATTTATTTTTATCCGTCAACGTTGTATCCAACTTGTCTGCAATTAAAATAGTTTGTTCGAACAATTTCATAATTTCTTCTTTCTGCAATCCAGGTCGAAATAAATCCATGTCGCATACAAGATCCCATAACATTCGTTTATTTTCAGTACTGTTCATATAGTATCATATCTTTATTCTTTATTAGGAATTAAAATATTTTTTTCGTAATTTTTCTATTTTTTCATCTGGAAAAGTGGTTCTACCTTTGAAATAATCATATTTATGAGTTTTTAACATGGTAATAATAAAAAATAACGCGTACATTCCGCATTCTGAATCTTCAAATTGGTGTTCTTTTGGATGATTTTCGATAAATTTGTAGCTAGGATCTTGACTTTGAACTTGAGTAACAAACGTTTTGATATTTTTGATTATTTTGTCCCCTGCTGAATCAAAATAATAAATCATTTTTTTTCGTCGGTCGATAAACATAGATACCCAATGTATCCCGTCCCCTTCATGTTCATCAATATTGAAGACAATTCCAATATCTTTATACGTTGTAGTATTCACATTAAAATTACATAATTCAGGCCATACGCATTTCCCATCTTCATATTTAAAATCATAATCAGACGGAGATGGCCCTATATATTTGAAATGAGGGTATATTTTTTCATATTGTTCCAATACATCTGTAATTTCTAAACTAGACAACCATTCATTTTTATTCTTTTTCCAAGATGTAGGACTTTTAGGGGCAAACACGTCATCTGCAGGAACGTCTAATTCTTTTGCCCAACAAGATTCTTTTTTGCATTTGGTAAGTTTAGACGCTAATTCTTTCCAGATAGTAACTGGATCGTTTGCATTAATTTTTTGTTTATGGGTACGATTGTATTTATGTTTTAATTGATACAAATGAGATTTACTGTAACAAGTATATTTTTTATTTTTTTTATGAAGCGGGGAACATATTTCAGGTTTTACCATGTATTAAAAACATATTTTTTTTATTCTTTTTCACAAGAACGTCTATTTTTTTAGGAGCAAAAATAAATTGATCACCATTAATTGGTACTATCTCTTCCTTTGTTTCTTCTTTATTTTCCAACTCTTGTTGTTTCAAGTATTGCATACAATCATGTACATAAGTTCGAAATGAATCTTGTAACCCGGTATGTGTATTGTCAAACATTGAAGAAGTTAATTCTAAAATACGTTCTTTGTATTGAACATCGTATTGTTGTACAGAAGGAACTGTTGTTTTACGTTTTGGATTGAATAAATAAGTAATAGTCGGATCCATATTACTTATTTATATTATGAAAGTCTATAATTAATCTCATGAAAGGGAGTTGAACCCTTGACCTGCGGATTTACAGTCCGTCGCTCTACCAACTGAGCTATCACGAGAGATGTCCAAGAAAGGAGTTGAACCTCTCAACCACATATCGCCTTATTGTGATTTTACCACATTGGACATATGTTAATAATTACTATTTATTTAAGTACTTTTTCAATAATTCATATTCATACTTAAATAGCTAACTAAACCAACTAAGATAGAACGAACAATCAACGACGTATCTTCATCGCGAACTCCCATTCGTTTTATGTAACGATAACTATACGATGATGCAAAAATAATAAAAAGAATCATATTAAATAAACTGCCAACCACTTTGTAATTCATACTTATAGATTATATTTTTTCCTAAATTGGAATAGAAAATTCTGAACACCAGTGAATCCATTTTTCTTTTGAATCATCCGTATATTGTAAATATTCAAATTGTATTTGACCATACATGGCATTAAGTTCATTTATTTTGGTCATAAAATAATAAGGTATCATTAATTTATCATAATTGTCAATGTGTACTAGTTTTTTGAACTGAGTACATACAATATATTTGACCAAACTACTGTTACTAATAGCACGCGGTTTACAAATATGCACATTTTCATAACAAGCACATAATATATAAATAAGCTGAATCGTATCTTGATTGGTCGTATCTGAAATTCGGAGAAAACACATACCTCCTGCAATTTGATGATTCAATACATAGAGTACTTGTTCTTTAAAATCGTCTATATCACCTATAATTAATTGACTCGAGTTTGTTCTTAATTTGAAAGAAATATTTTGTTTGATCCAATCAAACGCTTCTAAACATGCATCACTTCCCAGATGAGTAATTTTAGTGGTATCTGGAATACGATTGGAATGTAATAATTCCAACATGACAAAAAAAGAGTTTGATTTAGGTTTATATTTACTCAACATGACTATTTTATTTTCGATTTCATTCGTTGGTTCAAATGTAGATAAATAGTGTTGTAGTGAATTAGAATGAATAGGATAAGATGTTTCATTTTCTTTGTACGAAATATTTACTTTAGGTAATATATAATTCATAATGGTATATACACATCTTACCTATTTAACTAATTTTAATTTTTAAATAGTTTTCAGTTTCAGAATTGTATACTTTTATGGATCGAAACGTTACGTGTTTACGTTTTTGAAATATATAATATCGATTCAAGTAGGAAATAGCTTGTTGGTTTGGTTCGGCAGACATGTCTTTATATTTACTGTGCAATGATTTAAATAAACCAGTTCCATGCGGAAAATCATGAAAATCTGTAGCTAATTCAAATCCATGAGTTGCCATGAGAGGAATGAAATATTCTGCAAATACTAAATATTCTTTTAAAAATACATCTTTGTTCAACGATTGTTGTTTTACTCCGATCGATAATGGAACATAATACCCCTTCTCTAATCTATCTGAATTATCGTATTGTTTTTCAATATTTGAAAATGGGGTATAGTCTTTTTTTACATCTGTAGATAATTTGAACGTACCCATATCGTCGTGACAGGTAGACATAACTTGACCTTTTTTGATATCTTTCAATATGTCTACGATACTAGTTCCATCAAAACAGGTAGCGCAGAAATAACCACCTACTTGAATACAATCGATCAAATTATAAATAAATTTCATAATGGATTCTTCCGAATCAAACATGTAATGCAACGCAAATTGTATACTTCCAATATCAAACCCTTTTTTACAATAACCATATGGTATTCGTGTTTTTTCTGATAACATGGGTGGATAAGTGGATTCCATACCAAATAAATAGTGTAAAATTCTGGTTTCATAATCATGTTTTGTTGCTTCTCCATCCTTAATCATCAAACTACTACTTCCCTGTAGAAATAACATAGGTAACAATTCTTTTTCTTTACGATTGAATTTACGATTTTTCTTTTGTACAACGCGCAAAAAGGCACCATCCACTGTATTGTGCAAATTGTCGTTGTTAATATCAATGCCAAGTACAAATTCACATTGAGCATCTTCCCATTTCTGAAGATCACCCGCTTTACCGCATGCAAAATCAATCAACATTGGTTTTCTTCGAGTAGTCGACCTTACTTTATCCGAAATTTTATCCAGTAACATTCGTTTAATATCATTGTGAAAATCGCTCATCAATTTACCTTCTTTCAAGTTACCTTTTTCTGTTTTCAATGTATAGTATTCTTTATCTTCTAATTCTGCAGGACGCAAGGATTTGCTTTCAGCATCTTCTTTAGATGGAGCTACTAACATTTGATATGTAACTGGATTGTGAATACTTATCCAGTTTTTAACAGCCGTACTATAGGCATTGGGGTCCGTTTTATCCCATCGAACACGAATCGGTGTCCATCTCCAGCCTTTTTCTTTGGTGCTATCATATTTAAATTCAACAATTGAACCGTGTTCCAGCACTTCTACGGATCGTCCACCACCTTCTGTACATACGTTTCCTTCTTCGTTCGTGTACAAATTACACATGTAGGCAGTTACATCATAAGGTCTACCGCCAATAAAAGGAATTCGTTGTTTACCATTGGAAACAATGTCAAAATTTTGATACACGGATACAGATGGACATACCGTATAATCCGATTGTGTGCGAGTAGGGTAAGCGTTATACGAAGATTTCAGTGTAATTACTTTGTATTCTTTTCCAGTAATTGTTTTTTTAGAATTGGCATCAATATCTACATAAAAATCAATTGTATTTTCTTCTGCAGGTTTCCATTTGAAATTTAAATCCCACGTAGTTCGTTTGTTGGAAATAGGAGCATCTACACTTGATACGCCAACACCAAACTTGGTAGGTGTAAAAATAAGACCGTCTTTGTGGTACGGTTTTGGCATTTCATACAACAGTTTGCAATTGGCAGGTGAAAAAGTTAAAAATTGTTTGTATTGAACAGCATACTTGTTTTCAAGTAAATTGGTAGATGTAAAGACTGAATTAATAACACGCATTAACACTTCGCGTCGAACCGGAAGTGGATAGGCGCGAACGTCATTTGTGTTGATACTAAGATTGTTTCTATTTTGTTCAGTGAGCGGTTCAATATTTAAATAATACATGTCGAATGCATAAAATGTATTGTGCATGTTATTATCGGAATCTTTTACCACATGTTCACCATCCAACACCATAGGTCCAATCGGCAACCCTTTTTGCGCCTGTAATGTACAATTCATATTTTCAACACGGCCTGAAGTAGGAATCAAATACATTTTCATTGTTTTGGATATAAACAACAATTTACGTTCTCCATCTGCTTTGTCCGTTACCATAAAGTCGTCTTCGGTTAACATGGAAAGATTTTCGTGTTGCAATGTCACTGTATTCGGTCCTATAAAATTCAACTCTTTCTGACGGTCCCCTACAGGAAATAATTCTTTGTATTCCGATTGTACGTCTGCAATTTCCTTGTAGGAAATGGGAAAATTTGTTCGCTGTAATCCTTTCAACACGTGCGTAATCATATAGGACATTTCACTTTTTAATTCTTTCATTGGGATAGGTTCAATACATTCTGCTTCAATTTCATAGACAGGTGCCATATCAAATACTTTCGTCATTGTTTTATTAGGACTGTTTCGTATCATTTTTACAATACTACAATCAACGACAAAAGAGGTATGATTTGGATGATACAATTGAATACGTTTCATAAACCGAAACGTATTGGTATCTGGCATGGTTTCAACACTAGGTTTAACCGTTTCTGAATTTAAAGAAAACTGTACGTTGTATCCTTGATGTGTAAACGGTTCAGCTACTTGCTGTTTTTCTACATATTTTATATTTTCATTGGTTTGATTTGCACAATATTGTTTAATAGCGTCAATACCATCTATTTCCGCACGAATATTTTTGCCCAATGATATTCGAAATAAAGATACGCGTTGTTTTATTTTGAACCCGCACATGAGCAACCATTCAATAACATTATTGTAATCGCTTCTTGTAAGCGGGTCCAAATAATGTTTAAACCGTAATTCAAATTCGTATTTTACAGAATCTGAATTTTTGGATTTAAGATAGGTTTCTATTAATTTATCCATTCTATGCTATATACCTATACTTTTTATTTAATCAATTTTAATAATCGTTTGAATATCACTATATATTTGTTTTTTAGTTTTAGATACTGGAATATGCAATTGTTTTGCAATCGCTCGAAGTTCATCTAATTTATAGTGCGACAATGCGTACAACGGTTTTGTAACATGATAATGATCGGTGTATAATTGTCCTTCCCACGGTTTTACTATATTATTTTCTACAATATGTGTAGGTGGATGATTACCAACTGGATAACATATATAATCGTTGACAATCCAAACGTTGCATTTTTTCCATTTACACAGATCTATCAATGTTTTTAAAGTAGTAGTATTTGATTCAATATCATGTACAATCGATTTGGGCGCAGTGTGTAAAATGTTTATTTTACGCAAACCTGTAATTTCCAAAAAGGACTTTGTATACAGGTCACAGTACAGATAATTATCAAAATTTGATTTATTTAAAACAAATTTTGGTATCTTCATACTTATTTAAAAAATAAATCTTTAAGCTCATCTTTTTGTTGTTCTGTTTGATTAATTTGTGATTCTTGTAGGTTGACATAATCAATGTATTTTTGCAACTGTTCCAATATTTCATAGGATATGTTGGACAAATTAATAAAAATACCATTTTGATTTTCATTATGGGTAATTTGATGTTGTCCTATTAATATTTTTCCAATTTCTATTTGATAATGTTTGGGCATATTTTCAATACATTCTTTCATATTTTGAATATTCATATATCATTCATTCCTGTATTTTTTTAACTCTTTTTTAAAAATTGATATACATTTAGAATAACTAGATCTTGTATTCAATGGAACGCCGTATTTTAGACAAAATCAATTCTCAAAATGAGGCCTATACTAAACAATTGATACATGAGTTGAGTAAATTACCTTTTGACCTTCCACAACCACTTTTACAATGGGTTCAATCGACTAAACCTGTCGATATTAGTAAATCTGATTTTAGCAAACGCAAACGTGCTAAAAATTGTGTCCCGAATGATTCGCGATGTGAAGCACGTTGTGCCAAAGGAAGTGGACATGAAGGAGAACAATGCACGCGTCGTAAAAAAGATGGTTGTTTGTATTGTGGAACTCATACCAAAGGTCTTCCTCACGGAATTATGATAAAACAAGAACCAGCTTTCAAAGAAAAAACAATTTGGGCAGAAGAATATCGTGGTATTATGTATTATATAGATGAAGTCAATGTATACAATACAGAAGATATTAAGAAAAATAAAGTAAATCCTGAAATTATTGGATCATGTACTAAAGTAGAAAATTCTTACATCATTCAACTAAAATAATCTATGGATATACTATGATATGTTCACCAAGTATGTCATTTCAAGATTGCGAACTGGCTATTTTACGGTTAAATGTAGATAAAGTCGAAAAAGAACAGGGTAAAATATTAGTAGAATCACCTGAAACAAAAAAAACTATTAAAATAGTGGAAGCATTTATTAAACGTAAAAAATTAATTATTTATGGTGGAACTGCAATCAATAACATATTACCTAAATCAGACCGTTTTTATAATTATAATTATGAGTTGCCTGACTATGATTTTTTTAGCAAAAATGCACTAGATGATGCAAAAGAATTAGCTGATATATATTCTAAACAAGGGTTTATAAATGTAGAGGCAAAAGCGGGCGTACATCATGGAACCTATAAAGTATACGTCAATAATATTGGAGTTGCTGATATTACTTATTTACATCCTGAAATTTTCAACAGTCTCATGAAAGATATTATACGTAAAGAAGGCCTATTGTATGCTCCTGCCAATTTTTTACGCCAAAGCATGTATTTAGAGTTGTCTAGACCTAACGGAGAAATCGATAGATGGGAAAAGGTATTGAAACGGCTTATTTTGTTGAACAAATATTACCCTTTAAAAATAAAAAAATGCAAAATCATTCAACGTGAAATGACAACGAAATACCATATCACTGAAAAAAAAATATTCGATATCGTAAAAAAATCGTTTATCGATGAAAATCTTATTTTTATTGGAGGATATGCAAATGCTCTTTATTCTAATTATTTACCTGACTATCAAGTAAAATCGTTACCAGATTTTGATGTATTATCGGTTGACCCTATCAAAACATGCAATCGCGTAAAAAAGGAACTTGCCAAAGAAAATGTAGAAGTTACGATTAAGACGTATCCACCTATTGGTGAATTGGTAGCAGAACATTGTTCTTTACAAATTGGGGATGAATATATTGCGTTTGTGTATAAACCCACTGCATGCCATAGTTACAATGAAATTAAAATTAACAAGTTAAAGGTTAAAGTAGGCACCATTGATACTTTGTTAAGTTTTTACATGGCATTCATGTATGCAGATCGGTCGTATTACGATATAAACCGTTTAATGTGTTTATCTACCATGTTGTTTACGGTTCAACAACGCAACCGATTAAAACAATCAGGGTTATTGAAACGTTTTAGCACTACATGTTACGGTACCCAACCTACTTTATCCGATATACGCGATGAAAAAACAAAAATGAGAAATGAAATAGATCCCAAAAGTAAAGAGTATGAAGAATGGTTTTTAAATTATATTCCTGGCAAAACCAAAAAAGTAAACAAAAAAAATGAAAAACAAAATAAATCAAAAACAAAAAAACCTAACCAAAGAAAAAATAAAACAAAGAAAAAAAATTGATATAGCAACATTTAACTAGTAGAAGTATACAATGTCTACCGATCTTTCCCAGTATGTTATGCGCAACGAGCATGACCATGTGTTGTTGAACCCTGATACTTATGTAGGTTCAGTTGAAAATGTAGAAACGGATAATTGGATTTTGAAAGACGGCAAAATTCAAATGGAATCTATCCACTACAACCCTGCTCTTCTGAAATTGTTTGACGAATTGATTGTCAACGCCAACGACCATCACATTCGTACCAAAACAAGTGAAAATCCAGTGACCCATATTCAAGTACTCATTGATAATGGCTCCATCACCATTATCAATGATGGAGAAGGAATTGATATCGCGAAACATCCAGAACACGACATGTATATTCCGCAACTCATTTTTGCTACTTTGCGAACTTCGCGCAATTTCAACACGGAAGAAAAACGAATTGTTGGTGGAAAAAATGGATTTGGTGTAAAACTCGTCTTTATTTGGTCTACCTTTGCTAGCATTGAATGCGTCGATTCAACGAGACAACTGAAGTATACCCAAACCTTTTCAGATAATTTAAAAACAATCAACCCACCTATCATCAAACCTTGCAAAAAGAAATCGTATACTAGTATTACCTTTAAACCAGATTACGCTCGGCTGAAATTACCCGGGTTAGAACCTACGATGTTGGCGCTCATTGAACGCCGTATTTACGATATTGCCTCTCTTACCGATAAATCCGTTAAGGTATCCTACAACGGAACGGTCGTTCCTGTTAAATCGTTGACGAACTATGTTGATTTGTTCGTAGGTCCTAAATCTGAATTGCCTCGTTCTCAATTTTCATGCGACCGATGGGAAGTAGTTGTGTGCAAATCTCCGAACGAAGAATTCGTTTCTATTTCCTATGTGAACGGCATTCATACGGGTAAAGGCGGTACCCATGTGAATTATATATTGAACCAACTACTTCGAAAACTGATTCTCTACATTAAACAAAAAAAGAAGGTGGATGTTAAATCAACAACACTGAAAGAACATTTGATGCTGTTTATTCAATGTTCGATTGAAAACCCAAGTTTTGATAGTCAAACCAAAGATTATCTGAATACGCCCAGTTCATCGTTCGGTTCGAATTGCGAATTGTCCGATAAATTTATCGAAGAAATTGCGAAAAAAGGTCTCATGGAATTGGCTTTGACCATTACCAAAACCAAAGAAATGGTCACTGCTAAAAAAACAAGCGATGGTAGTAAAACACGTAAAATTGTGGGGATTCCAAAATTGATCGATGCCAATTTTGCAGGAACCGCCAAATCTACAAAGTGCACATTGATTTTATGTGAAGGAGATTCAGCTCGATCTGCCATTTTATCCGGATTTACATCCGACGATCGTAATACCTATGGTGTATATCCTTTGCGCGGTAAATTGCTTAACGTTAGGGATGAATCAATAACAACCATTAGCAACAACAAAGAAATCAAAGAATTAATGACCATTATGGGATTAAAATATGGAAAAGAATATACTCCTGAAAATATTAGTGAATTGAGGTATGCACACGTCTTGTTCATGACCGACCAAGATTTAGATGGAAGTCACATTAAAGCTCTCATCATCAACTTGTTTGCTTGTTTGTGGCCGTCTCTTCTTCCTTGCCACGATTTTATCGGGTTCATGAACACGCCTATCATCAAAGCCACGAAAGGAAAAGAAGAAAAATGTTTCTACAACGAAGAGCAACATACCAAATGGAAAGAAACCAATCCAAAAGGGTGGTCTGAAAAGTTTTACAAAGGATTAGGTACGAGTACCGCTAAAGAATTCAAAGATTATTTCTTGAACAAGAAAATTGTACATTTTACTCGAACACCGGAATGTTGCGGACAATTGGACATGGTGTTCAACAAAAAACGATCCAACGACCGTAAAACATGGTTGGAACAGTACACGCCTCAAAATTTGAACACGGACGTGCACAATATTTCGTACACTGAATTGATTAACAAAGAATTGATCAAATTTTCAAAATACGATTGTGATCGATCCATTCCAAACGTGATGGACGGTTTTAAAATTAGTCAACGCAAAATATTTTACTGCGCACTGTTGAAACCTCTTACTCATGAAATTAAAGTAGCACAGTTTAGTGGGTATGTTTCTGAGAAATCATCTTACCACCACGGTGAAGCGAGTTTGAACGGTGCGATTGTCAACATGGCACAGAATTTTGTAGGGTCCAACAATATTAATTTATTGAACCCCAACGGACAATTCGGAACGCGGTTGCAAGGTGGCAAAGATAGTGCCAGTGAAAGGTATATTTTTACACAATTGAACAAATGCACACGATACATCTTTCGCAAAGAAGATGACGATATCCTAAATTATTTATCGGATGATGGAACCAGTATTGAACCGGACTTTTACGGACCTATCATTCCCATGATTTTAGCCAACGGTTGTAACGGCATTGGAACTGGGTTTAGCACCAAAATTCCGTGCTACAATCCGAGGGATTTAATTGACTATCTCCGAAATATGTTGTTGTTCGAATCTAAAACCATCTCCATAAAACCCTATTACCGCGGATTTAAAGGAACGATTGAAGAAGAAAAAGACAAAGAAAACGGTAAATACATCATCAAGGGTGTATACTCAGTTAAAGAATTACAAGTTACGATTACAGAACTTCCGATTGGTATGTGGACAGATACCTACAAACAATTCTTGGAAGATTCCATGGGTACCCTCATCAAGGATTATACCGATAAAAGTACAGATGTAGATATTCATATTGTAGTGACGTTGCTTGCACCGAGTACGAATGTGGAATCTGATTTGAAACTGACGACGAGTATCAGCACTACCAATATGCATTTGATCAACGCCAAAAATCAATTGCGCAAATACAAGACCGTGTACGAAATCATAGACGAATATGCAGAAGTTCGGTTACAGATGTACACGGTTCGCAAACAGTATTTATTAAATAAGTTGGATAAACTGTTGGTTGAAATAACGCACAAAGTGAAATATATTCATGCGGTATTACAAGGAAAGATTGATTTGCGTAACAAAAAACAAGATGAAATTACAAAAATGTTGAAGGCGATTGAGTTAATCCAGCACGAAGGAAGTTACAATTATTTGATTAAAATGCCAATGGACAGTGTATCCGATGAAAATGTAAAACATTTAGAAGGTGAATTAGCCAAATTAACGAAAGAAAAATCGTTGTTGGCGTCTATGTCGGAACGCCAAATGTGGTTGAACGAATTGGATGAATTAAAGTTACATTTATGAATATCGCCAACTTGCATATTGTTTGTGTTGTAAATAAGTAGTATCGTATAACATTATATCATAATTATGTTTGCTTCGATGGTAAACAGATGTAATCACATCAGGACCACAAACCCATAATACATCCTCATGGGATAATTTTGTATTTTTTTCAGTTAGTAATTGTTTCAAACGCTGAATACATTCTTCAATGACTTCTTTGATAAAAGGATGGTGGATGGTTTTTGCTCCAAAACAAAAATTGGCAATCCGTACTACGTTGGCAGGATTTTTACATTCTCTTGGACCCAAATTATTTACCGATTTACAAATGTATTCTGTGAATAGTACGATGGATGAATCTGTATTCCACTTTTTTCGAATGAAACAATCTGCATCACAATAAAACCCGCCATTGAAATAAACCAACAATAATCGACCTAAATCAGCTTTTATTACCCAATGTGGTATTTGCGAATAAAGTTCTTGTAATTCAGGGAAGACATTGTTGTTTACAAGTATAGTATTCGGACTTTCAATAGAATAATTAGAAATATACTTTTTATTGTTCACTACAACATCTTGTGGAAATAGATATTTCTCATTGGGTTTAAAATTCCACATATAATGAATATGATTCATAGTTAGTTTACGTATAAAATAACTATAAAATAAACGATAATTTATGTTTTCCTAGATTTTAAACGATAATTGCGTACACCGCCTATACCACCTGGTGCCAACGTATGTGATTTGTAATAGACTTGTGCATTGTTCGTATACAAACTTCCCATGGTCATTCTACGTGGTGTTGGTTCATAAACAGGTGTTATGGTAATTAAAACTTGTAGTTGTTCACTTTGTATACTATTACCAATTATAGTCATATAACTTTCATTATTTAGTGGATTATCCCCAGAAATTCCAATGTATGCTACATTATTTTTATACTTATTCATATATTTGATTAAAATTCCTGAAACATTGAATTGTTTCCAAGAAGGTAAATATATATTATTAAAAATACTATCATTATATATATAAGTTTGAAACCCCTGATTATCTACAATACCACTAGGTAAATTATCCGTTGGTATTATTAAATTTTGTGTATAATCCGTAACTCCGTTGATAGTTTCATAAAATCCAGTTAACATATTGGATGAATTTACAACAAAATATCCTTCAAAAATAATATTTCCAGTTATTTTATCATTTATACGAATAGCATATTTCATACTATACTATATCATTTTAATTTTGCAAATGGTTTACCAACATATTACTAAATACACTAACAATAGATTATTTAAATCCTTCAACTAAACTTATTTAAATAATATAGCAGTGGCAATCTATGAATTATACAAAACAAAATGATTTATTATTAGACAAATTAAAAGTATTTTATGAATCCAACCATTACAAAGAATTAGATCGAATCCTTAAAATTTTAAACGGCGATTCTGTCATTTCTTTACGAATCTTAGATTGGTTTGTGACTAATTATGCAAAAAAGAATTATATTGTGTATACGTTAACTAACGGAACAAGATTTAAGGTGTACAATGATTACAAATTAAAATTAAAAGCTTATTCAAAGAAACGGTTCGACCCATTTTGCAGATGGGAAAAGATTACAATTCCTTACAAGAATAATACACTGATTCAAACAACAATTGGACAGTTGAATTTTTTTAAATGGGTGTTGGAAAATGAAATTATTGAATACATTGAATCTGAATATACAAAAATTGAGCAAGATATGAATTTACGCAACAGTACCTCAAAAAAAAAGCCTCTGGATCATAAAACACGTAAAACCCGGCACGAGTTGTCGCCATCTGCCATTAAAAACATTCAAAAGGAATTTATTCAAATTGCCGTTACTTTTGATTAAAATTGAAATGAGAATAGATAAATAGTAAATGATATATCATCATGGATCTACCTGTAATAAAGCAACTCTGCGTCAACCAACTTGGGCTTCCTGAAGAACTTCATGATATCATCAAAAGTTATGCTTTTGATGATAAGATTACGCACAAGGCAAAATTGAGAAAAAAAACGATACATACTCTTATTCAATTTACCAAATGGTCTGGTCAATATAGACATCAACATAAACCGCATCATACAGGATTTTTATTTTGGATAGAAGAAGATGTAACCTGTCATCAATATCAAATGCATTTTTGCTCTACATGTGGAAATTACGCAACCTATAATTCACAAGAATACGATAAAATAGAATGTAAATGTAATTAAATCTATTAAATATACTATGAGAACAAAAAAATCAAAAAAAAACATAAAAAGAAAAACGTATAAAGGAGGAATGCCACGAAAGAAACCACGAACATATGCCGAAGGGGCGGCTGAAGAAATAGAAGGTTCAGCTGATCCACGAATTCTTCTTACTCGCGATGAAAAAGAAAAAGCTGAACATTTATTGCGTGCAATAGATACTTTTTTTGAAGAATTAGGTATAGTGCAAGAATTTTATGTTGTAGATGAAAATGCAATGATTTATTTACGATTTGAAGATGAAGATAGTTATTTTTATTATACATCTTTTAGTTTAGGTGAAAATGATTTACCAGATCTTCCAGATTTACCCAACTCGGTTATGGCTACATCACAACGGTTTAAAGATAGATTAACACAAATTTTACAAATTAATAATACTCATTTATATATTAAAACTACAATGTGTATATTAAATGGTTTAAATTTTGCTTATTTAATACAGGCTAAAATTATTTTAACTAGTTTACTTCATGGAATTTATATATCAAAAAAAGATGATGGTACAAATGCCGCTGAAGAAAATTCACTACGTAATTTTAATTTTTTATTAGGGTTTTGGTTTGTAGATATGACAGACGGAATACAATATCCATCTGACCCTAACTATGACAAAAAGGTTGAAAAAAGAATAGAAGCATTAATACATACAACTCCTACTCAAGATAGAGCAGAAGAATCATTTGATTCAAGTTCTGAAGATTCTGATTATTCTCCTAGTGACTCAGAAGAATCAGAAGAAGAATCGTTTGTAGACGATTTAGAAGGTGCTACGGTTGTGACAACAGATTTTGAAAAATGGGTGTTTAATATAGATACATTAACATTAGTTTCACGAATGCTTGAAACTGTTATTCTACCTAAATCTCGTATACGATGGGGAGAAATTTCAAAAACTAATTATTTAAAACATATTCAAGATAAAAAAACCATAGGTAAAGGTTTACAATGGTCGTTTATAAATCCATCAGAAGCAGGTGTTAAAATTACGAAAATCGATTCATTGAATGACTATTTTACATCCCTTGAGGAAGATGAGAAACATTCAAATGTAGGGGAATCTAGAGAACTAGAACATGGTTCATCTGGAGGTAAAAAAAGAAAGTATAAAAGAAAGTATACAAGAAAATTAAAACGTTAATTAGGATGAATACTGCGTATAATGATATCAAAGAAGAGTTGGGTTAAGAATATTTTAAACAACGAATCACTTGGAGATGTAACAACTATATTCCGACGGAACACGTATTGGTCATTGTGGTTTTGTATCGTAATCCAATTATAGGTTTCATCCATAGTATAAGATACTATCATTTTGGAACACTTATGTTTTACAGGTAAACTCATTCTTGGAAATACTTGGCTTTCTACTTCATACGTTATCGTGGGCAACCATGCAATTTTACTTTTATTTACGTCTTTCAAAAAGATAGACCCGTACATGTTTTTTTTTAATTTGATAAACCCATATTTTTTGATAGGTGTAAACCGTATACTATTATAATCTATCATGAGTTCTGACCCAATATATTGAGTATCCGTCGAAGCAATGAGCGACCAAAACCCGCAAAACCGTACAGGAAACATTGTGTACAATGCAATTACTATAATTATGGTTTCAATTTTATGGCAACAAAAAACTGCAAAAATAACTTATTTTTTTCGGGATTTTCGTTTTAAATTTCTTTTGTTTTTTGATTTTGTTCCACCACTTGCTCTACGTCTACCTCTATCTATCCAACTTTGTGCAAGTTCAACTTGTTTAGCCTGACTAATTCCTTTTTTAGCGGCAAAATCAGCATCAGCTTCTCCAGATTCCCATTGGATCATTTCTTCTTCTGATAATTCTCTTGTTTTTATTAATTCGCTACGTATAGTAAGTAATAGTTGAAAACATTCTGGATTAAAATCTTGTACATCATGTTTATCAAACATGGATAGTATTCTTATAAAGTCATCTATATTCGATCTAGTAAGAATAGCTTTTTCATGTTCTCCGACAACAATATTTTTAAGTATTTTATCTATGCTAAACTTATGATATCCAGCAATTTCACCCACTGCATAATAAAATACAATCATTGCAATATATAAATTTCTATAAGATAATGTATCAACTATTCCTTTTATATCAAACAGATGGTTGATACACAATCATGTTCTAATAATTGGTGTGTAAAACGTTGTATTTTATATCGCACCTCAGGCTCACAACAATACTGAAATTCTTTAGGTACCATTCCTTTTGATACTAATATAGCATTTTTTCATCTGAATTGAGAATGAATGCACTTATTACATGATCCATTGCTTCTTCAAATATTGCGTTTTGTTCAGATTCAGGTAATAATTGACTTCCTGCTTCCATATACTATAGTAATATAAATTGAAATGAAAATATAATTTAACTTTATAGTATAAAACATGTTGCACTCGTTACTTCTTGTTGGTCAACCGGTAGACCTACATGTTCTACAATCACAATTAAATTCCATGTTGGATAATTCAGTGAACTGTATTCGAGAAATTATTGCTATTTTTCCAGGTGTATATATTGTTGTTTTTAATTGTGTTCCTACATTGTTAGCATCCTTGTATTATAATTTGAAGATTGATGATGCTCGAATTGTTTTACCCTGTGGGTGCTACACTACATCGTTTGCTGAAAAAGCACAAAGGTTCTACAAAGAACCGTGGCCTTGGAGAACAAAAGGGCCTTACTCTCCCAATATCATTTTATACAAACGGACTGCTCGCTTAACCTATACATGTGAATGGCATGAATAAGATTATATTACATTATAATCAAACCCGTGTTCTTTAAACAATATAAAATCTTTTTCATAAAATTTATAAATTTTATTTTTTATGTCTTCATTGTAAAAATACTTGGTATCAATATTACAATTTATCAGTTCATCTATATTCAAATCGTATACATTTTTGGTAATAACTTTATTGACAAAAACTACACGAGATCTTTCATGTCCAAATTTTTTATTTAAAATAGAGTCTATAATTTTTTTATTGAATAAATTTTCAATAAAAGTATAATCAATATTTTCAATATCAAAAAATTTAATAGTTTTAGATTCAAAAATTTGTTTTGAATAAGATCCATCGGTTTGCAGTTCAAAATGAGGTTTGTTGATTAATTCATAATTATAAGTAATTAATTCATCTACAAATTGTGAAAATGAAATAGTTTTATATTTGTTGTTCAATATATGTCTATACTGTCCATTATTTCTATATTTATCTAAAAAACCAGAAACAATTCTTTTATAAGGATTTCTAATAAATAGTAGTGTTGTATAATTTTCAATGTCACTTGGTAATATATTAATATCATTTTCGGTATGAACTGTTATATTCATATTTTGCAAAAAACGAATTATGGTTATAATATGACTACATGCACATTTTGCAGACCATCCAATTATTACTTTATTCATAGTATCAACTAAAAAATACATTATATAAGAATATTATTTTATTTATTAATAAAATCGTCGGATGATTCTGTTAATGCATTGGATATTTCCGGTTCCATTACGGTATGTCCACCTGGCACAATTTTAAAATGACAGGTTGCAAATTTATCTTTTAATTTGTACGCCATGTCAAACGGTGTAATCAAATCATACCGACCATTGACAATATAGCAAGGTATGTGTTTTATTTTATCCATGTGTTTATAAATCGTATTTTTAGGTACGAAGTAATGATGGTGTTCGTAATGGTTTCCTACCATAGCAATAGATTCTTGATCATGAGAAGTCATATGTTGTTTCTTACTAAAAATAGAAACACCATTATCTTCACTCAACATTTGAATCATTTTTTTACGTGTTTTATTGGTTTTAGGTTTTTTCAATAGTTTCGTTATTTTACGTGATTCTTCTGAATCTTTATTGGTTTTCAATTGTAAAAGACGTTTTAATTCATCTTTTTTATCTTTGAACACCGTATCCAATACACAATTGTTTTCGCTCAAGTCATATACGCCTCTTAAAATAAGACCGGTTGTACGGGTTGGATGAGCTTGTGCATACAATAATGCTAAAGAGCTTCCCCAACTTCCGCCTGATACTAACCATTTATCGCATCCAATCCATTCTCTTATTTTTTCTATATCGGATATCAACAATTGGGTTGTATTTTTTTCCGTATGGCAATGAGGTTTGGATTTTCCGCATCCGCGTTGATCAAACATGATAATGTTGTATTTTTTAGGGTTGTAGAGCCGTCGTACACGAGGGTTTATGGTATCCCCTGGACCACCATGTAAATAAACGACAGGGTACCCTTTTGGATTACCTGAACATTCTATGTAAACCATTACCTTTTCACCAGAAGATAACGTATCTACTTCTAACTGTTTTTTTTTATACGGTGTAATAGACGGATACATACTATATCTATAGATTTTAACTTGGTTTCATAACATACTTTGTGTAAACAATGAGTGCAACATTCAAAAAGGTTATTGTAATTAATTCTAGCGTTTCAACACGCATATAACTTATTTATATTTTTTGTTTAAATAAAAAAAATATAAATTTATTCAAATTTCGGTAAACTATAATTTGGATGATCTACTGGAGGTAAATGGCGTACGGTAGACCAATCAATATGTTGTCCATAATGTAGGTTTCCTACAGGATAACAAATAATATTACGAGGATTGCCTCGTAACGAAATCAGAGGAGTTGCCCACCGTTCTTCAACTGCACGCCAAGGTAAATATACCATGCTCATAGGACCGTTCAGATCTTTTCCAATAAATTCGGTTATCATGACACGAGGGTCATTTTCAGGTCGTCCTTCAAACGTAATCGTATCTCCTACCTTAAACACGTTTGATTCTCCCGTATCAGTGTTGGTGTACCGAATCGTTTCTTTATATTGTTCCCAGCAAATGTTGGTATTCATGTTGTAACGTATCAGTGTAACTACGTTTAAATCAATTTTTTTGTTTGGATTTGGGCAATTTCTAGTATTTTATTTACATAATCTCCACATGTGATCAAAAATAAATTTGTACCTGCCATGAAACAAATACGTTTGTCTAATTCAGTAAATACGCCTAATGTTCTAAAGTCATTAAATTTGTACATTAAAAAAAAGGAAATGAATACTTTCACTATAAAACTAACATAATCATAAATGGCAGGTTTAGATACAATACCTGCTATAATAGCAACAAGAAAGAATAACCAAATCCAATTAAAAAAATCAAGTAAATGATGTGATTTCATAGTATACTTATTTAAAATAATTGTCAATGTCTGCATTTTTTTTGTAAATGATAAAAAATAAGACAATCGAAATAACTAAAACAACATAAAAAGTAGATGTAGGATGATCTGAATCTTCACCCCATGCAGTATATACATTGAACGATAATGGTATGGCACGAATTAAATTTATCAATGGTTCTAAATAAAAAACAAGAATCAAGCCAGCAACAGTAAACAAATAAGTGTATTTTGTTATATGTTGTTCTTTTACACTATAGATAATAAATACAATAACAAAAGATAGTATACAATGGTTTACAAATTGCAACCAAAAGGTAACGGATTCTTGTTCTTGTAGTACGTAATAGGTTTTACGATTATTAGTAGATTTATCTACATTTTCCTTTTTTATTTTTTTAAGTTGATCAAGTATTTTTTTTAATACTGTTAATTTTACAAGATTTATATTTTGACTGTACGTTCGTTGCGAATTGTAATACGATAACGATTGAAACGTTTTATCTATGGTATTTTTGTGTCTTATTAACAATTCGTTTTTAAATTGTTGTGCTTCTTTTTTATATTTTTCAAGTTGGTTTTTTTCGTATTGTATAGGACCATCTTTTAATGTATAATAATCCTTTTCAGCTATTTTTAAATTCAATGGAGCTGATTCATATGTAGTTCTAGCAGCAATTAATTCACTATTCAATTCTTTCAATTTATCGGCGCGTATTTCACTTGGACTTTGGGTAATTGCATTCTGATGTTTTTGAGCAATACTATTTATTTTTGAAGTTAAAAACCCCATACTATACATTCATTTTTTAAAAAAAATGGCTAAATGAATTAAATAGTGGGGACACGTGTCTTGTACTTTTTTACCAATTCAAACAAATCTTTCTTGTACATAATCCAAAAATAACAACGTAAACAAACAATAACATCTACAATAGAATTGTGTAAATCGATAACCGATGTATCAAAGAGAGTGCGATGAAGTTCATTCAACGTTGGCCATTTCATTCGTGGTAAATTACACATTTTTGTAGTTGATTTCATCGTACATACAGTTGGTTTTTCTAGTGTAAACGGTATACGATATCGTATACATTCTGCTTGCAACATTTGAATATCAAATTGAATATTGTGACCAATCAATACATTACATTGATCTAAACATAATTTGAAAATATCATAAATACATGGAAATGGAAATCCTTGTTCTTTATTCATAGAAGGAGTAATACCGTGAATTTTAGTAGATTCTTCTGAAATATAAGGTGCTTTGATAATATAATCGTATTCAGTTGTTTTCAACGTCTCTGTGTCAAATAAAATGAAACTAAATTGAACAATATAAGGCCATTCTTTTACACTTTCTGCATTCAATGGAATTTTAGGAGGCAATCCAGAAGTTTCAGTATCAAAAATTAACCACAACATTCTATTTCTTTTCTATTTAAGAAATACTTATATCAATTTTTATTTTATTGATATATGTATAATGAACAACACCATTCTATTTTTACTATTGTTATGTGTTTTTTTACTGGCTAGTTTAGGAATTAACTATAGCAATATATTTGCTCAAACGGTAACAAATATGAAAACGCCTACCTATGAAACTACACCTATTGTACATAGTAAATATACTCATCCAGATGAATATGAATTAGATGTCATGGCAAGTCAAGGTGTATTTTCGAAATCAGTCAATGTAAACAATCATATTTTAGAACCAATGGTTTCAGGAAAAAAGAAAACAACACCTTCTCCTAACACCGACACATGGAATAAATATAATGGTCCAAAAGGGTCCGCTTACTCAGCAAAAGGTCCTAACAGCTCCGCTTACGCAGTAAAAGGTCCTAACAGCTCCGCCTATGCAGTAAAAGGTCCTAACAGCTCAGCCTACGTAGTAAAAGGTCAAAATGGGGGTGCTTATGCGTTCAAAGGACCCAAAGGCAACATATATACTGGAACTGTAAATTGTTCCACATCCCCTTACGGATGTTGCCCGGATAATGAAACTGCTTCTAATGCAGATGGTACCAATTGCAATCCACCTGTTCCTCCTCCTACTACTACGGGCGGATGTGCTGGTACTCAATATGGGTGCTGTCCTGATGGTGTAACTACACAAAATTCAAATGGCAGTAATTGTGATCCGGCGCCAGCAAGTTGCACTACATCCCAATATGGATGCTGTCCGGATGGGGTAACTGCAAACAATTCAAACGGAAGTAGTTGCGCTCCTTACCCACCACCCCCTCCACCTCCGGCTGCATGCGCATCTAGTGCCTATGGATGTTGTTTAGATGGTGTCACCGCAAAAAATGCAGACGGAAGTAATTGTTCTACCATGAATTCATTCGTCTACAATGGAGCTAATGTCTCTGGTGGAGCTGTGTCAGGACCCAACAATTCCGCTTATTTAGTTAAAGGTCCCAATGGTAATGTATATGGTGGGACAATGCCAAATCCATCTGCTAGTGCAGTAGTTGGACCAAATGGATACGCGGTACAAGGCCCGCAGGGAAATATATATTATGGAACTAATCCATATTCATCTAGTCCATATTCATCCCAACCAACTGTTCCACCTATCTCAAGTCAACTACCAACAGTTGCACCACCTATCTCAAGTCAACTACCAACAGTTGCACCACCAACGAGTGCCCCGCCCCAGGCAAGTGCATGGCAATATTCAGGTCCCAATGTTAGTGTGACCGGAGTCTCTGGTCCAAACAATTCAGGTTATGTAGCACAAGGTCCAATGGGTAACACTTATTACGGATCTACAAATTCTGGACCAGCGCCTGTTCCTTCGTCAGCGCCTTCGTCTGCAACCCAAGTAGGAGGTTGTTCAGGAACTCAATATGGATGCTGTCCTGATAATGTAACCTCGAAAAATTCAGATGGTAGTAATTGTTCTTCTTATCCACCACCACCAGTACAAACCAACACTGTTTTTATTCCTCCTCCCAAAGGATCACTGGTAGAAAACAGTACGTATGAAACAACTGCTTCATCACTAGATGTCCCAACTACAGTAACATGTCCTAAACCGTCCCCTTGCCCTCCGTGCGGAAGATGTCCAGAACCTTCTTTTGATTGCAAAAAAGTACCCAATTATTCAAGTACCAATTCGGAATATTTACCTATGCCTGTATTGAATGACTTTTCCCAATTTGGTATGTAATAAAATTGAATATAAAAAATAGGTACCATAGATTATAAACTATGTTACATATTGTTACTGGATGTATGTTTGCAGGAAAAACAACGGAACTTGCATATATATATAATTATTTAATCACTACAGTTAATCCTCCAAAAATAATTGTTGTTGATTATGATACTGGAAACCAATCTAATATATTATATACACACGATGGTACGTCTATCCAATGTACATCTATTAAACAACTTTCTATTGAACAAATGAATTATGATGTAATTCTCATCAACGAAGCACAATTTTTCGCTGGATTAAAAAAATTTGTAGTTGAAGCACTTGAAAAAAAGAAAACAATCT